TCGCTAACTAGTGGATGGACGGTGGCCCCTCCTCAAGTTAGAACACGTGATAATCTAGTAGGTTGGTTTAGACAACTAGCTAGTCCAGACGTTTATAATAGTTTTATGGGTTCTCTAGGAGGAATACCGCCTATAGCAGGTGGAAGAAAAAAACGAAGAAGAAAGACACGTAGAAAAAAAACGAAACGAAGAAAAAGAAGAAGAAGAAAAAAGAAAACACGTAGAAAAAGGAGAAAATCTAAAAGAAAACGTTAAAATTTAATCTTAGCAACCGTCCATGCTATTACTGCCGCTCCAGCTGCTAACCAAATATTTACATACTGTCTAGAAATCTCATACTGAACAGTATTTAAAAACATACATACAGGTGAACCCATCATAAAGAAATTCTTAAATATTCCAAATAAAGAAAACTCATAGCAAAAATAATTATATGCGTTAAAAATAACCCAATGTGATATAGCCAGTCCTAATATAATTAAAAAATAATTTATACAACCTTTAGATACTATAGAAAATATTTTCATAATGCTATATTACCATATTATGGTTTTATATAGTTTAATTATATATTAGAACATTAAAAAACTTATTATATAATTAGTCAAACAACTTAAAAAGGAAACCATAATATGTATTATAATCATGAGTAAATCCGATATTACTGATACACCCACCAGCACGGTGGATACAAGCACAGATGTTCGTTTAACTGGACGTGTTAAATGGTTTAATAACAAAGCCGGTTTTGGTTTCGTTACAGTTCTCAGTGGTGAGAAAAAAGATGAAGATGTATTTGTTCATCACTCAGGTATTGTAGTTGCTTCAGAGCAATATAAATACCTAGTTCAGGGAGAATATGTTTCGTTCAATCTTCGCAATAGCGATAATGACGACCATCCATATCAGGCAGGAGAGGTTCGGGGAGTTTGTAGTGGTTGGTTGATGTGTGAGACGCGTAACGCAGCTAGAGTATCCCGTGAGGGAGAAGATGTCGAATCTGAAGGACAAGATGATCGTAGAATGAGAGGAGGACGTCGTTCTGGTAATCAAAGTCGTAGTGGAAGTCGCGGTGGTGGCAATAGTCGAAATGTAAGTCACCGTGGTTCTGGTCCCAGAGGAACAGGTAATGAGGAATGGGTTCTTACACGACGAAGTACCCGGAGCAAAGACAATTCTAGCGACCGAGTATAAAAAATTAAATAAGTAAATAATATTTTTAATATAAAATTTTATTTAATCAAATAAATCAAATACTTTTTATCAATATAAAGTTCGTCTAAATTCCTTCTTAAACTTTTATAATTATCATACATTTCCAATTTTATATCGTATATAACAAACTCGAATGTAGATGGATTAACACATAATATGAAATCATCTTCTACCAAATTATCATAAACTATATAACTTGTTAATATAGGATGATTTTTACACTGTAGTTGTTCTATTAATAACCTTTCATTAAGACATTTTGGAGTTCTCGGAACACGTTTCACACTAGTCATATGTATTCTTATTTATGTTTCTATTAAAATTACTAAAATATATAATTTATCAATTTTCTAATTATATTAATTTATATTAAAATTGATTTAAAAACTTCTTCATTAATGTAGAATATATGTCTATGGAACAGTCCAACGATACCTCCCAATCTTCTAATGATTTGTCTACGGATGATGTTAAAGCCGAGTTTCTTGTATTATTGAATTCACTCTCCGCATTTAAATCGCAAATTACTATGATTTCAAGCCAAGTAAAATCTCTTGAAAAGAAGGTAAAGAAAAAGATGAAAAATCTTGAAAAACTAGCTAATAAAAATAAAAAAAAAGGGAACCGTAAAGCTTCTGGATTTGCTATTCCAACTAAAATTTCAAAGGATCTGTGTAATTTTATGGATAAACCTGAAGGAACTAAAATGGCTCGGACTGAGGTAACTAAATATATTATTCAATATATTAAGGACAATAAACTACCCAATGGAAAAATTATTAAACCTGATAAAAAATTAAAGGGACTTTTAAATGTTGATAGTGCTGAAGAAGTTACCTATTTCAATATTCAAAAGTATATGAATAAACATTTTGTTTAATTATAATAATTATTAATATTACTTAAATATTTTTTGTAATATTAACATATAAATATTAACAATGTCTTCATATAAAACTAGAAGACTCACAAAAGAACTTGAAAAATATGAAAGTGAAATGTTAGCACAAAAATTAGAATGTTATCTAGTTAATCACGGTAATAATACTCTTTGTTTTATTAAATTTACTCCACAAGATTTTTTAATTAATATTAATTTAAAATACACGCAAGAATATCCCTGGAAACCACCTCAAATAACTGTAAATGGTCACGCATATATGCGATTACTCCAAATTGGTGAAACTTGGAAATTAAAATATATAAATTCTAAATGTTTATGTTGTTCTTCTCTTATGTGTATTGGTAATTGGTCTCCCACTAAAGATATTAGTAATATACTTACAGAAGTTTCTAATAATCTACACCTTAAATTAAAATTTAATGAAATTAGACATGTTAAAAAAATTAAATACAAATATTTAAATCCAGATATTCCTATTGAAGAATTCTTATAACTATTACTATTACTATTTAAATAATATTTGGATATAATAAATAATGCGTTTTCAAATATTATCAGATATTCATTTAGAATGTTATAATACGTTACCAGATATTAAAAACTTTTTAATTCCTTCTGCCCCATATCTAATACTTGCTGGTGATATTTGTTTCTTTGAACATCACAATTTTTTGCCGTTTTTTGAAAATGTTTCTCCATTATTCGAAAAAATATTTTATATATTAGGAAACCACGAATATTTTGATTCAGATAAACTACCAAAAAATTCATTCAAAAGTATACCTTTTCTTATCAAAGAAACCCTCAAACATTTAAAAAATATATATGTTCTTCAAAATGATTATTTTGAATCAAATGATTTTATAATATTAGGAACCACTCTTTGGACGTCTCATAGAATTAATCCCAAAGATCCGTTAATTAAATTAACTAATAATCCCGATTTTATAGCTTATTCTAAAAAAAAATTACCGTCTTTAAAAATATTCCAACAAGAAAACGATACTGATTATAATTGGCTGAAAGATTTCTTAAAAGAGCACAATAAAAATAAATACATCATCGTTGTTACACATTATTTACCTTCATACAAACTTATACCCAAAAAATATAGAAATTGTGAAAATAATTTTTTGTACGCATCACATTATGATGAATTATTAGAATATTCACACGCCTGGGTTTTTGGACACGGACATACTTCCGTACAAAAAAATATAAAAGGTTGTCTATGTATATCAAATACATACGGTTATAATTTTGAAAGGAAAAATCTTAAAGTTATAAAAGAAATAAATCATAGCCTTACAAAAACCATCTGTATTGGTTCAAGTCTCTAATACCACCAATAATCTTCGTTAAAATTTGGCCTAGATAACACAACTATTTTACGTCTAAATGGAATATTTAACTCTCTACATCGTAGAAAGTAAATAATATTTGTTTCTTTCATATATTATTTACTTACATATAAAATTGATATTGAATATTCATAATTTAATAATTATAATTATAACAATGGAAACACCTCAAGATTTTAAAGAACCCTCACAAGACGTAAAAGACCTTATCGAAAAAAAAAATAATATTTATAAAAAAATATACGAAATGGAAGCTCGCATTGTTTCTTTAAAAAAAGATATTACTAATACTAATAAAAAAATTTTCTCAACTTGTAATCACAATTGGGTTCGCGATTGGGATGCTTCTTTTGATTGTCACTGTAAAAGAATTTGTAGTATTTGTAAATTGTATCCAAATCCTAATTATAACGCCTAATCATCATTAAATATACTATCTACTAAATTAGCTGCCGACATGCCCATCCACATATCAAACAACTCTTCTCTATCTCTATCATTCATACAACAACACGCACTGATAACTAGAGTTAATATTGATAAGATAATTATGGATTCAATCATTTTTTGTTTCGCTGTAAGATACAATTTTGGTTCAACACATTTTTCCGTTATAATCGTTTTATCAGTTGAAATATTTAGTATTTTTGTTTGACATATCTTTTTTATTACAGGCATCGTCCTATTTCTCTTTCTTGCCTTATTCATAACGCTTTGTATCACATATCCTTTATAGAATCCATTTCCAGCACTTGTTTCTATAATATTTATTCCAAGGATTATAACTAAGATTATGGTGAATGTTCTAGATATCATGATTGTAGTATAGTCGTGTCTTTTTCTTTTGTAGTATACTGATTGGTATTTCTCAAATTTTTATTTCAATTTTCTATTTTAAAATTGAATTAAACAAATAGTTACATATTACCTTTATACTAATCATGAAGATCTGTAACGAAGCATTTAACGACTCCAACCACCAAGAGGTTAGCTCTTATTTTGGCGACTGGCCTTTTGAACTTTCTGATTTTCAGAAATGGGCCATTTTCGCTATACATAACAACTTTGATGCACTAGTATGTGCTCCTACCGGCTCTGGTAAGACTCTTCCTAGTGAATTCGCAATAAAATATTTTGTGAATAAAGGTAAGAAAATTATTTATACTACTCCTATTAAAGCCCTATCTAATGATAAGATGGATGAACTTTCCAAAAAATTCCCACAGTTTTCATTTGGTATTTTGACGGGTGATAACAAACAAAATCCTGAAGCTGATGTCCTAGTTATGACTACAGAAATTTATCTTAATACACTCAAAAAAATGAATTTCCTTCAAGAAAATCCAGATGAAGCTAACAAAATTCAACTTGACTTTAATATTGATATTCAAAACGAACTTGGTTGTGTTGTATTTGATGAAGTACATTACATCAACGATAAAGACAGAGGTTCTGTGTGGGAACAATCCATTATGCTTACCCCAAAACATATTCCTTGGTTGGGTCTATCCGCCACTATAGATAATCCAAGCAAGATTTGTAAATGGAATGAAGAGAAGGTAGGACGCAAAGGAATTTACCTATGTGAAACTACTCATAGAAATGTTCCTCTGTTTCACTACAGTTTTGTTACACTTCCTGATTCTAACATCAAAAATATGGATGTAAAAACACAAAATATGATTGACCCCATTATTAATAAAAATATATTGCTTAAATCTAAAAATGAACCATTTCAGGAAGCAACTTATCATAAAATTAAAAAGGTCTTGAAATATTTCCACGATAAAAAAATGCGAGTCAATAGAAAGTTTGTTATAAATAAAGTAATAGATCATCTTGATTCTCAAGGACTTCTTCCTACACTAATGTTTGTCTTTTCCAAAAAGGGATGCTATGATTATGCTAGAATGGTAGAGCGATGTTTATTTAAAGAAGGAGAAACTTACAGTTCCACCGTTAAAAAACGTGCTACCCAAATCTTAATTGATAAACTATCCAATTGGAAGGAATACACTTCACTTCCAGAATTTCGCAATATTATTCGACTACTGGAAAAAGGTATTGCCGTTCACCACGCGTCAGTTACTCCTATCTTTCGTGAAATGATTGAGATTCTATACAGAGAGAACTACATTCGACTATTAATTGCTACTGAGACCTTTGCCGTAGGTATCAATATGGGTATTAAATCTGTTATCTTCACCAGTCTGACTAAGCACGATGGGCGAGGATTTAGATTTCTACACTCTCATGAATACGGACAAGCCTCCGGTAGGGCGGGTAGACGTGGAAAAGATGATAAAGGTGTAATTATTCACTTAAATAATCTTTATGATATTAATGATAGTAATCCTGATGCGCCTACATACAGAAAGATACTCTGTGGAGCACCAAATACACTTAAGTCTCGTTTTAACATAGATTTCAAACTCATACTTGCTATTTTAGCTAGTGGAACGTCTAATATTCAAGAGTTCATCAATAAGAGTATGATGTATAACGAAATCAACGGTCAGATTGAAAGACTTTTGGAACAGCAAAAAGATCTTGGCGCTCAATTAACTAAAAAGGAAGAGGGGTTCAATTATTTGAGAACTCCACTTGAAGTGCTTAGAAGTTTATACGAAGATAAACAAAAAGTAAATATGATGCGTGGTAAAAAGCAGAAGGCTCTATTAAGAAAAATAGCGAATACTGAAGCAGAGTATAAGTCGTTTCAGGACGATTATAAGAAATACTTGGAATATCAAGATTTTATTGGGTTTTTGGAAACAAATAAAAGGTCATTAAGAAACTCAAGAAGTTATGTTGATGAAGAAATTTCTCTCCATTTAAAGATTTTGGAAAAATATAATTTTATAGAAAAAGTAGATGATGCATTTGTTTTAACTCCTAAGGGATTGATGTCTTCAAACATTCATGAAATTCATCCCTTGGCTGTAGCAGACTTGGTAGATTGTAGAGTATTGGATGAACTTAAACCAGAGGAGATTGTTAGTGTATTGTCTGTGTTCACACCTATTAGGCTTAGTCAAGACATGGCTTATGTTAGTGTAAAACATACTAGGGCAAATGATGCTATTAAAAATGGAGTTAATAGAATCAAGAACTTCTTGGATAAATATTATGATGTAGAAACAGAACATCAAACAAATTTTACAGATAATTATAAGATTCACTATGATATGTGCGATTTTACTTATGCGTGGTGTAAAGCTGAAGACGAATTAGCTTGTAAGAAAATTTATGAAGAAGCAAAGAAATATGATATTTATGTGGGAGATTTTGTGAAGGCAATATTGAAGATTGTGAATGTTTGCAACGAGATTGAAAAATGTGCTATTATTCAGGAAAATGTTGGACTTCAACATAAATTGGCTACAGTAAAGGATCTAGTATTGAAAAGCATCGCAACTAATCAGAGTCTATATCTCTAAAATTGATTAGGGTTAAGTATTATAAAATTTTTTTTAGATGACTTCAGTAGTTACCGCATTACTAGGTAGTAAAGAAAATCCTCACCTAACACTTCCCTTTAACCTCTACCCCATTTACTTCAAACGGACAAGCCATATGTGTTTCGCTTTCATTATAATTAAAGCATAACTCGTCTCCTATTAAAATATTTTTTACCGCTACCACATTCTTACCATCTATCTTACAACTTGGATCAAATGAATGATTCATAAATACTCCTTCATCATCTAAAATATGTTGGTTTTCACCAATTTCTATTGAATATTTACACGGTGTATCCTTTATTTGCCCTGTTAAAACAAAGACAATATCGCCTTTTGGCACAAATTTTAAAGAAAACAATCCCTTGCCTCCTACACGTTCGCATTCACTTACTTGCATTATATATTATAATATAAGTAATTTTTAAATGAATATCAATAAAAAAATTTTTTAATTATAAACTAGAATTAGTTTTCATCTACATCTACAAATTCTTTCCAAAAGTCCTTTTTAAAATATTTAAACATTCTCCAATCTGTGTGAAATACAGTCCATTTTGTATATTTAATAATTGATTTAAATTCTTTTGTATTTATTGCTTGACACATTTTATCCCCTTCATCTTTATCCTTAATTTCTAATCCATATGTAACCTGTGTCATTCCATATTCACCTTCATAATCATTATAAGGATACTGATATCTACCAAATGATAATATTACCTTTTTTGTTCCAAAATGACCAACATCTTCATTACACATTCTAAATCCTATCCCCTTCTGAGTCATGCTATGAATACATTCTTTTTTAAAACCATTATCTTTACTTCTAGCATAATAGCTTTTGATATCCTTCTTCTCTGTTTTTTTCATAGGACTCATTCTTGACCTTCTCGTATCATAAATAGAAGAAGAATACATTACATTTAAATTTTGGTCTTCCTTTTTCGCCAATATTTTTTTTATCTTATCAATTTCTCCCGCTGGTAGGAAATCCCATTCAGTTAAATCCTCATTATATGTTTTTCCATCTTGTGCTATAATTTTAGTTCTTACGTTTTTTTGTGTCTTTTCTAATAAATAGTAATCCACAGTAACTCCACAACCAAACATTTCTTTTCCTTGTTTTTCTGTAAAACACTTCATTGTAATTATTGTATTTTCACTTGTCATTTTTTCCCACAAATGATGCTCTGGTTTCCGCCAGGATGGAGGATGAATGAAAACCAGTTTACCTTCATCTTTTAAACATTTGTCTATAGAATATATTACAAATTTATCCCACAATGTAGTTCCACCATATCCACCAGTTCGTTTCTTCTCCTTTGGAATATTATATGGTGGATTTCCAATTACAGCAGCAAAATGTGTAACTCCTTTCCAATTTTCAGTTGTTTTAGTTATATCCAACTCCAAAGTGTCTCCGTAATTATAATTCAAATTATATTTATTTTCCGGGTCAATTAACAATTTACAAATAAATATATTTAAATCATTAATATCACTAAAATACAGACAATCTTCTACTATGACTCTATATCGCTCTTCTTCATCTTCATATGTAGACTTAAGTCCATCCATAAATAGATCAATTATATCTATTAGAAATCCTCCTTTTCCACTACAGGGCTCAAATACTTTCTTAACACTAGTCCAAAAACTCTTAGGAAGTAAATCTAACATTTCTCTTCTTTCCTTATATGGTGTTGAAAATTCGGCATTCTTTTTTTTCTCCATTTCTTGAGGAATAAGATAATCATCTATCAATTTAGACAAATTCTTTCTATTATTTTTTGCTTTTAGAAAAACTTCTTTCATAGTTCGCCATATTTGCTGTTGACCTTTATCCATCTTTTCTTTAATATATACACCCATTAATTGTTTAAGTTTGTTTTCATCAATATGTTGGCCCCACCAACTTTTAATTTGTTCATAAACTAATTTATATAAATTTTTATCATTCAAAATACTATTCCAAATTTCACTTAATTCTGTTTCTTCATCTTTCAACGAAATAGACACCAGTAATACTAACGGAATAAGATGTCTAATTAAATCAAACATATTTATATTCTTTTCCTCTTTTTTATTACTTGTTGAAGATTTACTTTCTTTACTCTCATGATCTACTTTTACTACACCGCTTTTTAATCCTTCAGTATCTTCTTTCTCTTCTTTATTTGATTTTTTCTTACTATCAACATAATGAAAATGATTGTATAAATCTTGATATTCACTGCCCGTGTCCTTTTTAAATTTTAATTTAGATACTAATGTTTTTATTTGAGAAATATCATTAGAATAAATTTCATAAAAATCCTCACATATTTTATTTATTTTATTCTCACTTTTTCCCATACTAACTTCCCAATCATCAGGATTAACATTAAATACGCGTGATTCTAATAAATATTTTACTGCTTCCCTTGGATGTTTATCTGGTGTTAATGTTAAAGCATAATTAATAATAGTTTCCTTCACTACTCTTTGAATATTAAAATCAACTACACACCCAATTTTTTTACCTTCTCCTGGAGTCATACACCTCATCATTTTTTGAAAATTATCATCATTTGACTTTGAATCATTTAACAATAAAATCATATCACACTCATTAATTGTTACACCTAGACTACACTGACCGCAAGCCAAAACAAGAATATTTCTTATCATTTCATCATCATCAGTATCCGGATCGTTATTTTTTTTCCTAGCATCTTTTACTGCCTTCTGAACTTCCTTTTTTGCTTGACTAGCCGTGTTCACTTTACTATTTATAATGACAATTTTAGAATTAGGTACTACTTTTTTCCTCTCTAACAACTTTTTAAGAGCTATTGATGTTGTATTAATATCTTTCGGAGGAAGAAATACCATAGTAACTAATACATCTTCTTCTGCTAAAAATCTACTACCTCTTTGTTGTGATACTTTTTTAAATCTACTCATCATATTATCTTCATATTTAGGATCAAATCCTAATATAGAGTTGTCTCTTTTTCCATAGATATTATAAAATAAGTCTAATACAATTTTAGGTCTTTGAAATTTTGCTTTAACACTTCTTACTCCATTATCATCATAAGAATTTTTTAGAATAAACATTCCAGTAAGGCTTAATCCTTCTAACCGACCTGGATTTCTTTTATAATAATCTATTACTTGTTGTAAATATTTTTCTGTTAATCTATTTGTTAAAACACACATCTCTGGAAACTCTTCATTTTCTCTGATTATTGTTTCTTCACTATAATTATTAATCATCCATAATCCAAATTCTCCGTGCTTTTTCACAAATCTTTCTTGATGAATTGGATTATTAACATTTTTACAGAGCATAATATCTTCAAAATCTCTTGTAATAACAGGACAATCATAAGCATTTAATGGTTTTTCATATGTAGCAGTTGTATAAATATTAATAGCTTGTGAACCATAAAATTCCATTATTCCCTGCGAGAGAAACGTTGTTCCTCCTTTATGACATTCATCGTAAAATATAACCCCACATTGGTCTTTTAACCATTTCATCTTTTTAAATGCCTTTTTATCGTTTTCTCGTTCTTCATTATACTCAACAGAAGTTGTATTTTTCAAATACATATCCGAACAAATAAGGACATTTACTTCATTAAAATTAATTGTTTTACTTAATTTTTTTGCGGTTTTACCATTTAATTCGTGAACCTTAACATTTTCAAATTGAGAATGTTGTCTAAATAGTTCTTTATATTGTTGTATAGTCTCGCCAGGAGCTGCTGTAATAATCATATAATTCTTTTTTAAAGAAAGTTCGTCTAGTCCTCCACGCGTTATAAAATCAACTAATCCACCCATAATATATGTTTTACCACTTCTACAAATCAGTCCTAAAATTAAACGCTTATGACCGTTTCTGATATTGTAAAATAACTTTTGTAAACTCATTCCTTGATAACTTTTATGGATCATCGGTGTTCGTTTTATTCCATAAAGTTGATTTAAGGTAATACCTGAGAAGTTATCTTTAAATACACTAAATGCGTCCAGAAGGTCAGTAATATCTACTACAATAGTATCTTCTCTATCCAAAATTTCCTTAATATCTCCGCTAGTTTTACGCATCCTATCTTTCATTTTTTCTAGCTCTTTTTTACAACTAATAACTATACAATATGAAATTTGATAACCCTTTTTTTCCTGCTTTTTTAAATAATTTTTAAGTTGTAAAATATCCAGTTTACCCGATTGAATTTTTTTTAGATTCTTACTCGTTGTACCCATAATATGTTTATCATTAGATCGATTTATCATAGTGTGGTCCGATGAGTCTCCTCCCTGGTTAACGAACTTTTCTTTTCCATCTTCATCTTCAAATAATTCTTTTTTACTATCACTCATCAATTCAATATCTTCTAGATTAAGATTACCAGAACAAGCTCTCCAATCTTGTAATATACACTCAAGACTTTGAAATAATCTAAAACTAGCTTCTAATTTCCAGCCTTTTTCCGTTCCTGAACCCTGATCTAACCAAGACTTAAATTCATCTTTGTTAAAATTTAATATAGTAGTATACAGTTGACTATATGTTTTTACTTTCATTGTGTTTATATAATCGAATTTATGTTTATATCAAAAATTCAATTTTAAAATTGTATGTCATTTTTCAACCTTAAAATATCTTGACTTGCTTAAAGATATTAATAATTTATATTATAATATAAGTAATATTTAAATGAATAACAATAAATTTTTTGATAAATTACCTGATACTTTCATTATTTATGATACCGAATTTACTGCCTGGGAGGGTTCTCAAGAAAGAGAATGGGGTGGAGAAAATGAATTCCGTGAATTAGTGCAAATATCTGCTATTCGAGTTAAAAAAAAAGGTAATACTATAGCTATCACTAAAAAACTTAATTTATACGTTCTTCCCCATATAAATCCAAGGTTAAGTAAATATTTTACAAATTTAACCGGAATAAATCAGGAAACCTTATATAAAGAAGGGAAACCTTTTAAACTAGCCATGAAACTTTTCTATATGTTTTGTAAAAATAAAAATGGAGAGAAATATAATTTATACTCAATGGGGAATGACTATCATGTTATTAAAGAAAATTTAAAATTAAATAGTATTAACAGAAAATCTAGATTTTACAAGTGGGAAAAACGATTTTTTGATATACAACCATTCTTTTCGAAGTTAGTGAATACAAAACAATATAGCAGTGGAACACTATATAAAGCGTTTGATATTATCCCTAGAAATAACGTAAATGTTCATAATGCTTCGTGGGATTGCTTGTCCTTATTTTTATCGTTAAAAAAAGTAATTCAAATATATAGTAATGGACCGTTGTTTCAAACATCCCAAGACAGTCTGTATGGATTATCAGACACACGCTAAATTCTCCCTCCAAATGGCATACATTTTTGCGATTGGTTCGTTAAAAGCTGTAGTACACGCTATCTTGCCTGATTTTTATGTTTCTTCTACAAGTGACTTGGTAAAAGAAGTTCAGCAACATTTACAAGATGCTGGATGTAAGAGTGATGAGAAAATTGAATAAACAATTAATATTTTAGGAATATACTATAAACTATTAATATGGGAAAGTCAAGTAATCGACCAAACGGACAACGTGCCAAAGGCAAAAACAAGAAGAAAGAAACATTTAAAAAATATGGAAAGAATACATCCCGTGGTATGCGTATAAAGCAAGCTGAAATGGAGAAAAAAGCTGAAAAACGCAAAAATGAGGGTGACCATTATTATGTAAAAGGACAAATGGAATACTCAAAAACAAAGGGAAAACATTGTGGAAGCGTTAGTAAATCTATTTGTAAAATTACTTGTCGTAATAAAAAACATGGTAGTAAATAATAAAAATACTTAAATAAAAAATTTTATATTTTTTTATAATGGGAATATCTCACAGAATAGAAGAAAGTGATTTCGAAAATATGAATCCAAAGGTTCTTAAATATACTATACTTTTTAGTCTAATAATTCCACTCGTATTTTTTGCTTTAAAGTGGATTCATCCGTAAATATATACAATTTAAATTTATTAATTGATTGATTTTCTATATTATGACGACTGGTAAATCTATTTACCATCTTCAAATCATTTAAATATACCATATATTGATACAACATATCATTTCTAACAATCTTATCAAATATAAAACCATCATATGTCTTGTTGAGAATGCTCTTATCATCACTACATATCTTCAACATAGCACAATCATTTTGAACCTTCCGTACACTTCTCATAGTTGTATTAATATAATCAATTGATTGGTTACTTGTCCAATAATCATAGAATTTTTTACCCTTTTCGCTCATTTTATGCAAATCTAATTTATCTTGTAAAATCATAATATTTAACAAATCTACTAGTCTCCTAATAGGACTTGTTATATGAACATATGCCTCCAGTTCCAACATATCATGACTTCCCATTGTCTTACAATATTTACCACCCATGCTATTCCAATGTTTCAAAAACTTCTTCATTTCTTGTGAAATGTGTTCCGGTGGTTTAAAACTTTCACTCAATTTAGCACTTCTAAAAATACCAACATCCAATTTATTCAAATTTACAGCAGATATATAATTATATGTAATCATCAAATACGCTATTACATCGTGACTACTATCAATACTATCAACATATTTTTTCTTTTTATTCATACACCATATTAAATCCCTCATAATTGTATAATCAACACATTCTTCTTGTTCTTTTGTATCATACCTATAATTCTTTTTTACCTTTATAACACAGTTTTTAAATTCATAATTCTTTATTTCAGAATCTTCTATAACCAAATTCAAACATAAGGCGAAACGTATATCATTTTCAGTTAAACTACATAACGCGTCAGATAATACTGTTGGTAACATAGGACGCTTTCTATCCGGTAAATAAATAGTAGATATTCTACTTGAAAAGGAATCCCACAAATCAAGAGCATCCATCCAGAAGGATACGTTAGAAATGTAGATACCGACTCTATAACGGTTATCACCCAATACTTCAATATCAAAAGCATCGTCGAAATCACGACTTGTTGAAGGATCTATACTAATAATATTTCTATTTCTATAATCCTCTAATTTATTATTACTTATAATATCTTCAATATACTCTGTTTCTGTTTTCAATTTCAAAGCCTTCATTGCCTTTTTTGTTATATTTTGTATAGAAGCATATAGGCTTTTACAATACAATTGATATTCATAAAAATTGTCTAATTCACTAACATCTCCCAAGTTATTAACTAATGTAGCAACAGGATGCTTTCCAGTCCATTCCTTGTATTTAAATACAACATACTTATTTTTTATATTTTTATTAAAACCCAATCTTACACTATATGCTACTAGAAATATAGGCATTCTTTTATCATCAGGAATACATTTGTAAAAATATTTTTTTTTTATTTTTCCAAATGTTTTATTTCCCTCAAGAACTAATACTCCAGGTATTCCTTCCATAGAACGAGCCGATGAATGTAAAAGAAGTACCATTTCGTCTTCACACGTAAAAATATCCTGATTCATTAATTTTGATTGTATGGGATTTAAACCCTTCGGCATCGCTACGGTTTTTAAAGAATACGCATCAACAACACTATATTCACTAACCTTACGGTCTGATATACGTATCTTGAAAGTTTTAACCATCTTTTATTACTTATAGTTTCATTCTTCTAATATATTTTTACTTCAATTTTACACCCACCCATTTTCTATTAACATATTTGAATAACTTATTTCATATTCTCTGTCTGCCTCCTCCCTTAATTGACTTAAAGTATTAATATATTTATGATAACATACGGTAAAACTAGTTAGAGATTCTTTTCGTAAATATGGGTATTTCTCTAATGTTAAACTAGTATCCATTAACCTCTTCATTAGTTTATTAATGTTGCGCAATTTTATAAACTCTCTACTTTTAAAATTGCCAAAAGTAATTATATATAATAATATTTCATCTGGGACATTTATAAACATAATAATGTTATAATACTACAATATTATGTTTCATTTTTAACTATTTTACTATTATCTTCATTATCTGTTTCTTCTTTCTCCATTTTTACAGCTATATCCCTTTTAATATTTTGCCCTTGTAATAAACTTAAAATTAATTCTGGTGTAATAGCAAGTGAATTCATAAATGTTCTATATTTAAATGTACATATACTAGACATCTTTTCAAAACTAATACTATAAAACCAATAAGCAGGTATATAAATAATATCTCCCTTGTTTAAGGTAACATCTAATACTTTTACCTTGCTGAAATCTGCCTTATATTTCTGTTGAATATTCCAAATATTTAATGGAGATGAAAATTCAAAATTATCATAATCTTTGTTTACATATAAATACTTTTTGCTATGAGGTGGTATTAATTTTAATTTTACCTGACCTGATGTTACATAGTAATAATTTCTATAATTTAAATCGTATCGCAATGGTGTTTTGCTTCCTATACTACCACTCATAAAATCATAACTACATTTAGATACAAGTGCTGGTCTCAAAAAACCATCATTGTATTTATATGTTTTAACTACCGCCGTCTCATTCAAAAACTCTCTATTGTTTTCTGTAATAAATTTACTATTTTTATCGTTTCTAAATATATTTAACCCTTCACTTAATAAAAACGGTAAATATAATTCACTACTATCATCTTTATTACTTAAATCTCTTAAATTAATATCAAAAGCACTATAATTATCGTCTAAAACACTTAAATTTATATTATTAATAATATCTTCGTTGTTAAACTTAAATATTACTGGTTGTCTCAAGTCACATATCTCTTCCAACTTTTCCTTTGAAGGTTGTTCTATGGTATATACCTCCAGATCATTACCACATTTTAAATGATAAGTTATATGTAAATATAAAAATAATACTACACTAAAAATAAAAACAAATATAAAATATTTTGCAAACATTGTTATAAGTATTTAAGAAAGGATATTTATATTTTTTCCGTAATAAATATATAATGGCTCCTAAACACGAAATTATAATAATTAACGATTTTCAAATTGTTCTAAATAGAAATCCTCAATCTAAAACTACTATGGTAGAAGCATATATAAGTAACGGGTTTATTCACGAGACCAAAGAAAATGCGGGTATAACACATTTATTAGAACATATTATTACTGAAAGTTGGAAAAAATGTGGAACCAAGGGATGTACAAATTATTGGAAGAAAAAAGGCGTTCTAACTAATGCCTCTACTGGACAAACAAATACCCAATATTATATGCACGGTTTAGCCGATTATACAAATGAAATGGTTGATTATATTACAAGTATTTGTACCTTTCCTATTATTACATCGTCTAGAACAAAGAAAGAAAAAAAAGCTGTTCATAATGAACTTCTTATGCATCAAACATACCCATCTAATCCATTATATAATTTAATGAATAGTATTTTATTTAGACCAGAAGGATTAATTGTTCAAGATGATACTAAATTACAAATAAAAAATTTAAAAGATATTACAATAAGACATCTTAAAAATTGGTTTCATAAATTTTATGGCGCAGGTAATATTATTTTTGTTATTTCAGGAAATTTCTCTAAAAATAAAGTTCTCAATATTATTAGAAAAAAATTATCTAAAGTTCCACCCATTAGAATTATACCAAAATATAATGATATTTTTACTGTAGGCAATCAAATTAAATTCTTAAAAAATAATTCTATAGAAAACACCACCATTATGTTTTCATTTCATAGTCAATTATACCAAAAGGACATGGAAATTTTCTATATTGATTTCTTTAAGGAATTTATCGGTAGTGGTATTACATCTCTCATAATGGAAGAATTGCGTGAAAAAAAACAACTTATTTATAATGTTGGACTAGATAACTATACAACACCATATGGAACATATATTACCCTTGAAATATCTTGTAAAAATAAAGACATCGAAGACGTTGTTAAGGGCACATTAAAAATATTAAAAAAATTGGCTACTGGTAAATTTAGAACCGAATATTTGAGTTATGTTAAACAAGCTTATATGGTAGAACATTACGAAACCTGTTTAAATAATAGTTATTTATCTGGATTCTTTGGTGAACAATATATTAATCAAATTTATAATTTTGAAGAAAAACCTGTTATTCTCACTTTTGATCAAGTAGCAAAATCTATATTAAAAATATCAAAACCTAATTTTGTTTTATTTGTTAAAAAATTATTAATATTTTCTAATATGAAAATTGCCTATCAAGGTAAGAGAGAAGTTAAAAATCTTCCTGCTTTGGTGCTAAATAAAATCTAAGATAATTTTCAACCTCTGTCTCTTCATCTTCACCCACATCTTCCATATCATATTGGATTTTCATAGGAATATTATCGCTCATATGGATTTTTACTACAGAATTTACTCTACTAAAACACGTAAATGTTTTTAAATAACTCATAGCATACTCTATATTCATATTGGCATCCTCCTCTACAGCATACATAATAATATCATCTTCCTTTATAACAGCAGTCATTTCACCCAAATTTCCCTTTCCTGTAAATTTTACTTCATCATAGCTAAAATTTACACCTAGTGTATCTCCAAATATACTCATCTCATCAATTAAATGATAAAATTCTTGACTTTCTATCTCCAAATCTGCTGTATATTCGGCATCTGGAATTTCCATAAGTTCAGTATTTAAATCCATCAAAGGCATTTTAAACTCCTTCTTCATACATTTCTCTCCATCTCGTGGAATTAAACTAATAGTTAAATTATCTTTTTTTGTATCATATTCCATTGTAATTGTCTGATTATTGTTCAAACAATTCAATACTTTTGCTATCAATTCGCAATTAATGCCCAAACTTACATTCTCATCCACATCATAACTTGTAAACCAATCACTTTTTAATACCAACTCAAATAATGCTACATGTCCACTATCCATTCCTTGTGCATATAAACCATCGTTATTAATAACGATTTCAATATCTTGACTAAAATGTTTTAAATGTTTCAAAATATTGCTAAATTGACTGACTTTCTTGCGATTTTCAAGTGTGAGCTTCATTATTCTTTTAATAATATAAAATTATTTATTTATATTATTTTCAATTTTAAGTACTTACTTCTGCCTTTTCTGTTACTGTAAATGATATATTTTTCTTAACTTTACTTGTTACATTACTTACTTTAGATAACATTTCTTCTGTTACTTCTTTTATTACCTTATCATCATTATTTTCTTGTGTTGTGTTATTTTTCACACTTACTATTGTTGCTTTTGGTAATTTTACTTCTTCATCCTTATCTTCTACATCCGGTTTCCTTACAGACACTATTGTTGCTTTTTGAGGTGTTGTTTCTTTTTGAGGTGTTGTTTCTTTTTGAGGTGTTGTTTTTTGGGAAGTTACTTCTTCTTGAAATTCTTCTGCTTTTGGTTTTTTAAACGTTGTCGAGTCCAAATCCATTATTTTTACATTCATATCTTTTATTATTTTATTCAATGTTTCAAGTGTTTTCCTATAATCTGCTGTTAATAAATTAATTCTATCTTCTTGGTTTCTAACATATTTTTCCATGTTTTCCATATTTTCTGAATACATTTTCTCCAAATTACCCAATCTTTTGCCTAAACTTTCATATACTTTATTAGTTTTTGAAGTATTTCCTTTATTTGATTCTAATCTTCTCAATCTTCTTTTTATCATCTCTATATTAGTGTCGCTTATTTTTTTTGTACTTGAAGTTTCCGTCTTCTCTAATTCATTTACTATACTATCCAAACTTTGGTTTATAGTAGAATTTACTGTATTTCTTTGTATAAAAGGAGTCATTTGTTGTGTTGAACCACCATACATCATTCCAGACAATAATGGCCCTCTTCTTGGTATAGGTTGTGGAACACACGCCGCTCCAGACCCTGATTTTTTATTAGTAGCCCCTTTTAATCGTCTATCAAATCTACTCATTTATATAGTTTATTTCCTTTTTTTTTAAATAATTATACACGCATATTCATTCTTATAACATTGTGAAAATTATAATTATTTATTACAAAATCTTCTATTTTATAATCATCTATATTATCTCGTTTTTCATTTATTACTAAATCAGGAAATTCATATGGATCATTTTTTAATTGGATTTTTAATGGTTCAACATGATCATCATAAATATGGGCATTTCCTATAAAATGAACCAATTCACCTGTCTCTACATCACAATGTCTTGCTAATAAATGTGTTAAAAAACTATAAGACGCAATATTAAAAGGCACCCCTAATCCCACGTCACCGCTTCTCTGATATAAACTACAACTTAATTTATTATCTATCAAATGATATTGAGATAATACATGACAAGGAGGTAAAGCCATTTCATCCAATTGCTCTGGGTTCCATGCACTCATTATCATACGACGACACGATTCCCCAGTTGCTTTTGATTTTGTTATTTCATCAATGATGTTTTGTAACTGATCTATTCCTTTACCATTATAGTTACCCAAACATCCCTTCTCTTTATTATACGGGGCGTTCCAATATCTCCACTGGTGCCCATATACTGGACCCAAATCATCTTCTCTTAAATTTTGTAATCCACGAGAATCTAAAAATTCCCTTGTTCCATTACCATTCCAAATTTTTACATTTTGCTCTTTTAACAATTTATTATTTGTATCTCCATTAATAAACCATAATAGTTCCTTTAGGCATACGCGCCACGCCAACTTTTTTGTTGTCAATAAAGGTATTTTATTATCTTTCAATGAAAATTTCAACATAGCACCTACATTTGTATATGTTGTTCCATTTCTACCTACTTCCTTTATACCGCTTTTTATTATTTGCCGTACTAAATTCAAATAACCCAATTCTCCATACATTTAATTATTATTCTTCATTTATTTTTAATTTCTTTTTATAAATCATATGGAAGACGTTGATAATTCAACCAAAAATACTAAACCAGGATTTATAAATCATGTTTTTAATTTCGATACCGAGACTAAACACGATTTATTAAACATAGGACAATATTTATTATTATCTTTAGTTCCTATGGCTTTATACAATCATTTAGTAGATACCCTTATACCTGAACCCGATGAAAGTAAGGGTCATTTAGAACTTTTAGGTGAAATTATTGGACAATTTGTTCTTGTTCTTTCCGGTATTTTCTTAATTCATAGACTTGTTACATATATACCTACTTACAGTGGTAGATCATACGGAAATATGAACTTCTTTAGCTTCATTTTAGTATTCATTGTTATCGCTTATGATTCTCATACAAAAGTTGGTGAAAAGATGAAAATTCTTATTGAAAGACTTAAGGAACTTTGGGAAGGTAAATCTAGTGATGATAAAAAGAAAAAAGACCCATCTGTAGTTAAAGTTAGTCAACCCATTTCACGAGCAGGAATGCCTACACAACACGCAGCTTCCCGTGCGGATTACTTAAAATCTCATAACGCAATGAGTTCTCCCACTCAAATGCTCCCACCACAAAATCCACCATCACAAGACATTCCACAAAATAATAATGCTACTTCCAATAATATATATAATAGTGGAGGCTTTAATGGATTAGTTGACGCAAATAGTCCAGGTATTTCTAATGAACCCGTTGCCGCAAATGAAGGGTTCGGTGGCTTTTCCAGTTGGTAAATATTATATTATCTATTAAAATTGATTTAGATAATATACAAATTATTACCTATAATGAAAATGAAAATACAAAAATCGTTTCTAAAATGGGTTGGGGGAAAACATAAATTACTTACCCATATTATTAATAAAATACCAAAAGAATTTAACTCATATCATGATATATTTTTAGGAGGAGGTAGTGTATTATTAGCTATTCTTGCATTACAAGAAAATAATAAAATTAAAATTAATAAAACCATAAACGCATATGATCTCAATATTCGTCTTATAAATACTTTCAAACACGTCCAATCTAATCCCAAATTGTTAATACGATTGGTTAAAAATTTAATACATCAATATCAAAAAATACAAATTAATACACATAAACAAAAAGGTGCGCCAAAGGTAAATATTGATAATTATACCGAAACAAGAGAACACTTTTATTATTGGATTGTATATAAATTTAATACCACCGACTTTAATTCAACTCTCAATGCTGCTTATTTTATATTTCTCAATAAAGTTGGATTTAGAGGAATGTTTAGAGAAAACAAAGATGGAAATTTTAATATACCATTTGGATTAAAAGATAGAAAAACTCTGAATATTCCAAAAATTATAGTTGAAGAAAATATTATGAATATTAGTAAGTTGATTAAGAATGTTGTGTTTCATCATTTAGGATTTGAAGACTCTATAAAAAAAATTAAAAATGATGATTTTGTTTATTTAGACCCACCATATGTTCCTGAAGACAATAATAGTTTTGTTGGATATAATGCTTGTGGATTTGATTTAAAAACACATAATAAATTATTTACATCAGTTGGTAAATTTACAGATCAAAAAGTAAAATTTATAATGAGTAATTCAAATACTGATTTAGTTAATAATACCTTTATTGATTACAATAAAGAAATTATTAGTGCTAGACGGGCAATTAATTCCAAAAATCCAGCAGATACAACAAAAGAGGTAGTTATATTCAACTCTTAATCTTGTCCATTGCTTCCTTAAGTTCATAATACTTAGCAAAACTTCGTTTGATTTTTGGTATATCATTTTTTGATTCTGGTGCTATTTTAGCCATTATACTACACCACTCATCTGTTAATTTAGGATCTTTTATAAAATCTGGATGATCTAGTTCCCATTCCGTTAATGAATTTGCCTGTTTAATTTTTATCTTATTAATTGTCGAATTTAACTTCTCACCATCTGTATCTTTTACCCATTCGTTCTCATCTTTTACATAGAACTGTAATCTCTTAGAATCACTACAATGTATAGGCCTTGTAGTGGGATCCATATTTTTTAGTTGCTTGGTAAATATATTTGTTATTCCCTGAGCAAAACCATTGTCTCGTGTGTAATGTAAATCTTCAAGAGAAACTTTAAATTGATCAACAAAATCGGTCAAATTCATAGCATTTTTGCATTCTTCGTTCAGGAAAACATTGATAGTCATCTTCTGGTTATAACAGTCTGTATAGTTGTTTCCAGAACCACCATTTTCCGCTATTTTTTTTGTTGCCTCTGTTAATTCCTTACTGTTCTTAACCATAGTATTTACAGCTTCCAATATAGTTGTATGTTTACTATGGTCGTTTTTTTGTTGAAGTTTAATTTCTGCTATTGCTGCTTTTAATAGTTGTATTTCTTCATCTTTTTGTTTTTCTTTTTTTTCTTTTTCTTCTTTTTCTCTTTCTTCTTTCTGTTCGTTTATAAATTTACATTTATGTTTATGTTTTGCTAGTCCAGTATGATATTTATATTTTTTTCCACATTCACAAATATATTTTTTTACTCCATCAATTGGAGCACAAATATTTTTCTTATGCTTGGAAGAATTTATATGTCTTTTAAAATTTTGTGCATATTTTGTTGAATAATTACATTTTTTACAATTATACTCACTCATCTAGTATATATAATAAGATATATTTTAAATCGTTTTATGTATCCAATAAATCGTTTTTTGTATCCATATAATCGTTTTTTGTATCCAACAATCATTTTTATTATCCACAAATTCCTAAACTATGCAAATCGTTTTTTGTATCCAATAAATCGTTTTTTGTATCCATAAAACGATTGTTTTGGATACCTAAAACGATTTCAGGCACACCATCATCGTAATGAACTAATTTATAAAATAAGTGATTTGATACCAAGTTATGGTCTATGTATCCATAATCGTTTTATGTATCCAATCAAAAAAAAATGTCCAAAAAGTATTTTTATGGGTAAAAAAAATTATGGTAACAAAAATATTTATAAGGTTTGTAATAATTTCCTACATTATGGTTTAATTTGTATTTTTATCATAAGTTTAAAAATAAAAAGTGTTATTTTTCAGAATTGGACATGTCAAAAATGTCCATTTTGCAATATTGAGATACTTTTTTAATATTTTTTGTAACACCCATTTTAGAACCTTTTTTTAAGTACTTGGAAAACATATTAAAATCTATTATAATTTATATATTATATGAGTGAATTAGATATAGATAATTTATTAAATGCATTGGAAAACGAAACAAATGCGTCAATAATGAATTTAAATTCAGCAAAAATAAAATCTATTAAAAATAATATTTTACAAAAGTTACAATTGGGGCGTGAAAAATTATTGAAATATCATGAAAAACTGACTGATTTTAGATATTGTTCTGATATGTCTGATGTTCAATATGGTTATTTTATAAGGTGGATATCATTAAAAAATCCTGATAATATAAAATTAACAAATGGTGGAATTTTATTGGATATAGATATAATAAATAATTGCATACAATTAAAAGTAAAATTATTGAACCATAGAATAATTCAGATAAAATTTGACGAATGTATAATATTTCAAAAATTAAGTAACCAAGAACGGGTAATTTTAGGTGTAATGGATTATTTGGAAAAATAATATACATATAATGTAAGTATGAGATCCCATAAAAAAAATCTAATAATAGTATTTGATTTAGACCAGACAATAGGTTATTTTACACAATTCGCAATATTTATGGAAGGAATAGAGTCGTATATAAAACGTAAACTAAAACGAGATGAATTCTATAAATTATTAGATTTATACCCAAAAATATTTCGACCAAAAATGATGGATTTATTCAAATACTTAGAAAAACTGAAAAGAAGTAATAAATGGTTAAAAATTATGATATATACAAATAATAATGGTCCAAAATCTTGGACACATGATATTAAAAACTATATAGAGAAAAAGTTAAATTATAAATTATTTGATAAAGTAATAACTGCCTGGAAAGTTAATGGTAAATTGTACGAAAAATGTCGTTCATCACATAATAAATCATATAAAGACTTAAAAAATTGTGCTAAATTTATTAATAATGACGATAAAATATATTTTTTAGACGACCAACCACATCCTTTCATGAAACATAAAAATATAACATATGACCATCTTAATGGATATAAATATGATATATTATTCGAAAATATGTGTGATACATTTACAAAGTCAAAATTAAGTAATATTTTACCAAAAAATAATTCAAAAATAGTATTTAAAAAAAAACCTAGTAAAAAAGATCTAGAAAAAAAACGCGAAGATTTACGAAATAAGCATTTTAAAAAGTTTATAATATCATTTTCAAAAACGGATCCTCTTGGTTTTAGATATATAGAGAAAAGTTATAAAAGTATATTATCTATTGGAAATGAAAAATTAATACCGAAAATAAAAACATTTGTTAAAAAAAATAAACCAAAATTATCACGTAAAAAAAAGTTAAGGAAGAAGAAAAACAAAACACAAAAAAAAATATAATTTAATAATAGTTAATTATATTTTTACATTTCAACAACTTCATTTTTTAATAGGGGTTCATCATTCATTTTATCTTTATATATTTTTAAGGTTCTTGCCGAAGCATCTGTAGCATCACAATATTTGGGCATCCAGAAACAAGGTATAACCTTGGAAAGAGAAAGATTTGTATAATATCTATGAAATACATCACGGTAATAGAGTTGTTCTAATGTTTTAGGCCTATTAAATGTATATGGATTGTATTGTGAAACAATATTATCAACTTCATCTTGATAATGACTGTATATATCATTTTTAACGTGTTCCTGTATAATCTCATACCATGATTTTGTTTGTTTGCTTACACCATCACTGAATGCCTCCTTGGTTCGCCATAATACAGATTTGGGTAATAAATTATTACCAAATTGTTCGACAGCCTTTCTCATCAAATATTTTTCACATTGGTTATTTCCAGGGTGAAATCTAATTTTGGGGTCAATCGATAAATAATACTGAACGAATTTTCTATCCAAGAAGGGTGTTCTTGCTTCAAGTCCATGTGAAGAAATTGATCTATCGGACCGTAAAACATCGAAATAATGAATATTAGATAGTAATCTTCTACATTCTTTGTCGAATTCTAGACAATTTCCGGCAAGATGAAAATACATATATCCACCCATTGCTTCATCAGCTCCATCACCGTTAAAAATAACTTTAGCATTACTATTTTCTTTAATATATTTAGAAATGAGCCAATTTCCAACACTAGCTCTTACAGTAGTAGTATCATAACTTTCTATTGCGTAAATAACTTCAGGAATAGCATCTAAAAATTCTTTTTCATTAACACAAATACTATGATGAACAGAACCAATATGATCTGCGACAATTTGGGCATATTTGAGGTCTTCACTACCTTCAAATCCAATAGACCAAGTATGTAAAGGTCCATTATGAAATTTTTTAACCAAAGCACAAACAATACTACTATCTAATCCACCTGATAATAAACAAGCAACTTCTCTATCAGTATTATCAACCCTTTTTTTAACAGCGTGTTCAATGTGTGTAAAAATATTATTCAAAATTTTATCTTGGTTACTACCCATATTTAAAGAGGAAAAACTATTGGGACTGGAAAATTCACGGGAATCAACATAATGTGCGATATTTGTATGATCTAATGAAAAAATAGAATAACATCCAGGTTCAAATTGGTGAATATTTCCCGATTGAAGGGATGGTATATTATATATAGATTTAAGTTCTGATGCGAAATAATATGCTACAGTATTATCAATATTATTTCTAACTTTTCCTGCGAAGAGTGGTCTTACACCATAAGTATCTCTAGCTACAAAAATTTTATTAATATTTAAATCAATTAACATAAATGCGAAAACACCATCAAGAAATTGTAAAGTTTGGTCGATCCCAAATTTTTCATATAAATGAATAATAATTTCACAGTCGGATTTACTATGGGGAACAACATCGTCTAAAATTTGATACAATTGTTTATAATTATAAATTTCACCATTACAAATAAGATATTTATTATTAATGTGGAAAGGTTGATTAGAATTATCGTCTTGAAGACCATTAATAGGAAGCCTATGAAACCCTAAAATGGTATTAATAGTAGATAAATTTAAAAATTGGCTGTTTTCGGGTCCTCTATTTATTCCTTTCATGAACTCAGTTTTAATGGCTTCGATATCAGGATCCATATTATTTAGTAAAGCAAAAATTCCACACATATAAATATTAATTAGTGTTTTATATTTAAGCTAATTTATGAAATAAAATAATATATTTATAGTATATTAATGGGAAGCAATTTAAAAGATGTTTACTATTGTCAGCAGGGAAGAACACAAGAATTAAGTGATCGTATGTATAGTAGAAATATGCCATCTCATCAATTGGGTGCAGCATATTTTGCCCGCCCAGTTGATACTTATGCTACAGTTATGCCTATAATAGATTGTCGTAAGCAAGCAACGGTAACAAAGGCACATTTTCCGGTATATAATCAAAAGGCAGTATTTAATCCTGGACAATCGGCACCATACAACGGTTATAGTAGAAATGTAGATGTAGAGTCACAATTACATAATTCATTCGCACCGTTGCAGCATTGTGCTCAGGGAAAATATATACCAGGAACAAAAAGTGATATGTTTTGTAATAAATATTTAACAAATAATCACAAACCGGTAAATATGGGTAGTCACGGATTATTGTTTAAAGAAGAACAATTTAAACCGTTTAATCCAAATGGGTGTAATTTAGGACATAAAGTATTTAATAATTTTATGCGTCAAGAAATAAAGAACGTTGATTTAGAAGAAAATAAAGATATAGATAATATGGAAAAAGACGAAGAATAAGTAAAAACAAGTAAAATAAATTCATATAAATTAATATATGGATTTATCTAGAAATGTTCAAATGGATTTATTATATTTAACAAATGGTAGAATGAAACATCGTATTGACAATTTAGAAAAAGTTTTAAATAAAGCTGATTTAAAATTTTATAGAAAACGTATATTACAAGAAACAAAAAATTATTTACGTAACGGAAATTTAGAACCTTCTATAGATAAAGCATTTGAAAATTATGCGGATAAATTAATAGAATATTACAAATTTATAGACAAAAAGGAAATGATACAAAAGGAGTACAAAGATATAAAAGAAGAGAAAAAGATAAAATTAACAGAACTAGATATATTAGAAGAAAATAAGAAGATGATGAAAGGTGTAGAACCACCAGTAAAAACAATAAAGGATTTTATAAATGTGGTGGCGGAAAAATCAAAAAAGAAACATGTAATACCAAAATTAAGGAAGTATAATCTTAAAAAAGATGAATTAAGAATAAAAGGTTTGAAAAAAGAAAAATCTAAATAATTTATATCTATGGGAAAACGAAAAAGTAAATCTAGGAAAAAAAAGAAAAATACACGTAAAATGAGAGAAACGAAAAAGCGAAACAAGAAAACAAGAAAGATAAGAAAAAATAAAGAAAGATGTAGTCCAAAAAAGATAAAAGATATGTTAGATTATACGTGTTATAGTAAGAAATCATTACATAAAATAAAATCAATATGGAATATCAAGCATCCGAATAATGCTATAAAAAGCAATAATCCAAAAAAAATATGGGAATCATTACATTTTATATTGGGTAAAACGTGTAAAAAGGAAAGTTGTTGGTTGAGGCATAAATGTTTAGATGAAAATATACAATTAAAGTCATTAAAGGAAGATTTTTCTCCAAAAGCGCCAGAAGAATGGAAAAAAAATCCACAAGAATGGCTAACAAGTATAGAAATATTAGATTTTATGAAACAATACGAGAAAACATACGAAGAATATGAATTTTTAGGACCTTCTCCTATAGATTATGATACACATAAGGCATATGGAGAATGCGTTTGGGAGGAATTATGTGAATTTAATTTAAAGGATAATTTAAAGGAAGGTAAAACAAAGGTAGGAATAATATTCAATACAGATCCACATACAGAAGATGGTGAACATTGGGTAGCGATGTTTATGGATTTGAATAAAGGTAAATTATATTATTTTGATAGTTATGGAGAGAAAATTCCACGGCAAATAGAAAAATTTTCGAATGGAATAATAAAACAAGCAAATGCTATAGGTAAGAGAAATTTTAAATTAATGAAAAGCAAGAAGAGACATCAATTTAGTGAAAGTGAATGTGGTATGTATTGTTTATATTTTATTATAGAAATGTTAAAGGGGAAGCCATTTTCAAAATTTAATGGTAAAAATAAAATTAACGATAAATATATGATTAAATTGCGAAAATTATGGTTTAATCATTAAAAATATATAAAGTTATTTCTTTATTTTATTTAAATGACTTCGATAGTTAGTAATGAAAATAAAGAAATGTTATGGGAATTAATAATTGATATATGTAATGATAATGGTTTTAAGGTAAATGGAGATGAATTAAAGAATTTTTTAGATGGTAGATGTGGTTATTATCATGGACAAAGGTTTGATTTTGAGAATTATGATATGAACGAAATAAATAAAGAAATAATTGGACAATGTTATAATTATATATTATCAAATCAAAGTAGAAAACCATCAAATAATCAACAACAAAATGTGTTGGAAAAAAGGTCAAATAATTTAAAAAGAGAGACAAATTTTGAGGAAATATTAGCTATTAAGGAGAAAAATTTTAAGGATAGTATAAATTTAAAAAAACCAAAGGAAATAGATTTTAGTGACGGAAGTGAAGAATTTCCTATAGCAGACTTAGATAAGATAATGAATCAAACATTGGAAGATAGACAAAGAGAACTTCAACAAATAACATCTAAGTTTTCAACAAAAGAACAACAAGAGGCTACAAAATGGTTGAATAATGGAGAAACACCAAAAATAAAAATATTGGATAATATTGCGGAAAATCAAGTAATAAAGCCTCAAAAGAAGGTTAGATTTGAAATAAAAGATAATAAATTGAAAAAACCAAGTGAAGTATTGAATTTTTTAAGTAAATTAAAGGTAAAAAATGAAGGCAATGATATTATTGGTAAATTAGATAAAATAATATCAAATCAAGAAATAATTATAAATTTATTAAAAAAAAATAAAGAAGATGAAGTTGATGAATCAGATGAGATACCTAGTTATCAGGCAATTTAAAATAATTTACTATTAATGGGTATAAATTGGAATTCATTTGTTTCAGGATTAATTTGAGTTCTTCCTACAAGTGTAGGATTTAAATCGGGGTTCTTCTTTGCTGCCATATAACTATCCAATGAATATGCTTGTCCAACTCTTTTTTCTAACTTATTTTTAGGATTTTTAATAGTTGGTTTAACAGCAACTTTACCATATGGTGGCCCAACATTAACAGCAACTCCTCTCCAAACTTTTCTTTTAACATTTGCTTGTCTTACAGATTGTTTTTCTTGAGAACTATATGAGGGTCCACCAGTAAATGAACTTGTGCTTGGACTTCCAAATGAATAACAGGCAATACCTTCACGAGCGTTGGCCTGTGAATAAACGGAACAATCAATAGAAGTTTCCTTAATAGCTTTTAAAATACTATTTGAAATGCGTTTTTTACGCATTGATATTTCATACAGTGTTTCATCACTTGTAAAAACTAAATCTTTATTTTCTTTACTTCTATCTCCTTTGGAAAGTTTTGTAGAGTCACTTACTATTGCTTTTCTTGATTCCATTCCTTCTTTACCTTGTTCTCCATCTTTTTTACCATATAATTGTTGCTTTGTAAAAGTCATTAAATACACGAAAACTTCTACTGTTTTATATTCTTCAGGTAAATCTTGATGTGAACATATACGTCTAGCACGTCCTATAACCTGGTCTGTTCTCACAGGATGCCAATAAGGTTCTATAATATGAACAAATCGTGTATTTTTCAATGTAATACCCTCACTACCACTACTAGTAATCATGAGAACCTTTATAATTTCTCCCAAATAATTATTATTATTCATTTGTTTTAATTTATCGGCCAATGTGCTTGGTAATTTTTTCCAATCACTATTAAAAATATTTCTAATAATTTCTTTTTCTTCTGACGATTCAGTTCCCGTGTATAATGCGAAAGTAGGTTTTCCGGCATCTTCTGGTGCTAATGGTGGAATATCCCAAATACCGTTAATTTTTTTTATCATAAATCTTCTGAATCCATTAGCTTCTAATACTAGGGAAAGAACACCAACACCTTCTATAGTTCTAAATTGAGAATAAATGAGATGTAATCCAGGATTATCTTGTGATGTAATATTTTGAAGAACTTTTAAAAATTTAGGACTATAAGTTGTTAATCCAGTAGGTGATAGATATTTCCTTTTATTTTTAAATAATAATGTGAGTGCTTTTTCAATGCGTTCTCTATAACTCCCGTCTGTTTTTTGCTTTTCTAGTTTTTTTATTTTTTCAATATCTTCATTTTGATTTAAACCATCTATATTTTGTAATTGTTGTTCAACAGGTATTGCGTCGAAAACTTCCTCAGTAACAGGTGCTTGATTTTTTTCTACAACAGTATCACTTGATTTCTCCTCTTCACCCTTTTTCTTTTTCTTCTTCTTTTTCTTTTTACTAGATATGGCGTCTTCTATAGTTGAACCATCTCTAGGCATTGGTCTTTGTATCATGATTTCTTCTTCTTCATCCAATTCATTAGGAAATACAAAATTACAGAAAGCACGTGAAAAAATTCTATATGTAGAAGTAGTATCTGCGTAAATACCTAGATTAGCATTACGTTTTGATTTTTTAGCATTTCTACTCTCTTCATTCCTTTCAGCGACACGAGCATTTTCATAAATTCCTACTTGATAATTACTCATAGGTATTTTTTGAACGTGTAAATATTCTGGAGTTTCTTCATATCTTGGTAGTAAATTTTCTGAAGCACTTCTAAAATAAGAAGTAAGGCCTATAATTCTCCTTTTAAATATATCCACTTCCTTGAGTTCGGAACTTAGAGGATCAATAAAATGTTGAATAAATCCATCAAATGTATCTGGTAATGCTTTGTAATTAGTAATTATAACTTGTCCAACAATTGAAATATTTTCCCTTTTCAACAGATTTATAATTTTTTTCTTAAAAAATTCATCGTCTCTTAAATATTCCTGGTTATTAGATACTCCGGCATAAGAAAGATTTCCTCCTTTTCTACGCATTTTATTAGTAAAACCGAATGGATTTCTTGTGACTGTTAGGACAGGTGGTCTTTTTGAAGGACTATATTCAACATAGTCTAATAGTTTATTGGAATTTAATAAATTTTTAATAGTTTCTTGATTTACCTTTGAAAGAGTAGTATCGGCAGTATTTAAAGTGAATGAAAATGTTTTAATATAACCTCTTAACATATTATATAAAATTGCGATTTCATTGGGGTAATTTATCATAGGGGTTCCTGTTAAGAAAACAACACGTGCGTTATTGGCTGATAAAACGAGTTCATATAATTGTAAAGATAATGGTAGATCTTCGAAAGTATCTGTTGTTTTCCTCTTTTTTTTTATTTTATTTACAATTCTACTAACAAAATTGTGTGCTTCATCAATAATAATTACCGAGTTATCAAATGGATTAGACGTGTTTTGTGTTTCTTTAGATTTTTGTATCATAGCATTAAGTCTAGCTTGTCTAATACCATTATAACTTATAAATGAATATTTTTTCTGTATCATACTATCCAATTGTTTATCAATTTCTTTTTGTTGTTCTGGGTCTAATTTATCAAAATTAGAAGGTTTATTAACATTTACAAACCAAGCTCCTCTAGAGAATACATCGTCGAACTCTAAATTTAATAACTCGCTAATAGCTTGTGCTAAGTGTCTATTGCCTTCAGGATTAATCTTCTCCCAATATTGATTTTTTTTATAAATAGGATCTCCGCAATTTTTAAGTTCTTCAAAATAATTCATTTTAAGTGAAGCAGGTGTTAAAACATATATTTGTTTATCGTTTTTCATTCCTTCTGCTATAGCAATTGAACCACAAGTTTTACCTGCTCCTAAACCATGAAAAAGTAAAATACCTCTATAGGGGGTATATAAATTCATATAATCTCTTATAAGTTTTTGATGGGTCATAAGTGTGAATTCTTTTGATTTTTTTTGTTTAAGCGAATCACAAGTGAGTTTGGAACCTTCATTTTCCATTTCTTCTTTATATGGAAGAAACAAGGTATTAATAAAATTAACAAATATTTCTCTATTATTTAAGTAATATTGAGGTGATTTAATTAAAACATTTGGACTTTTATTTTTTAGTCTATCACCAAGTGGAATATCTTGATACATAATACTTTCTGCCGGAACAGATAAAACAACAGATTCTGATTCCTTTTCCTTTTTCTCTCTTTTTTTTCCAGGTAATTTGCGAGTTTTTTTTAGTTTTTTAGGTTTATTAACTGGAACATCTATTTGTTCTTGTTTTTCTTCGTCTTCTTCTTTGTTTCCCACTTTTTCTTGTATTTTGGGTGGGGCTAAACCCCTTCTTTTAATTCGTTCTTTAAAAAAATTAACATCAAAATTCGTAGAACCGCTCTGGTCTTCTATTGTAATTTGTATATCTACTTGTTCACTTCCTAATTTAATAGCTACAGGTTTTTCTATATCTTTTGGAACAGGTTTCTTTTGTAATTTTTCTAAAAGTAACACAGACATCTTTATAAAGATTAATCATAAAAAAGTTTTATATTTTAAGTTATTTAATGTATTAAATAATATGTGTTATTATTTATTACATGAGTAAAAAACTTAAACTGACTATACTAACGAATACGATAGATATAGAAAAAGAAAAAGTTAAAACGCCTGATATTATGCGTAGAAGTGACCAAGTTAATTATCCATCACCACTAAATTCTCCAACTTCTATTAAACATAGAGAAACAACAGAAAGAATAATAGATATACAAGATTTGTTACGAGGAATATATAAAAAAAATATTTACAAAGAAAAAAATTACGAAGAAAAATTTGAAAAAGAAATTTTATAATTATAATAATTTATCAATTGCTGCTTTACAAGCTGCTTGTTCTGCTTTTTTTTTTATTTTGTGCTTACTTGAACTTAAAAATATGACTAAACCACAATCATATTTTTCATCGCTGTGTGACCACATTGTCTTTAATACATCCAACGCATTTGTAGACCCTGTATTATATTTTTCAATTGATTGAAGAAAAGGACTATTATGATTAAATTCATGTTCTTTTTTACCTAAACATAGATAAACTCCCATATGATATCCATTTTCTTCATCCCATTCATTAATTTCTTTATAAACAGGTGTAACCTGAAAAGCTTTTTGTAAAATAACTTGTAAAATATTTTTATAATTATCATCATTTTGAATAAGTTCAGTCCAATTAACATGTTTTTCAAATATACTTTCAACAAAAATTTGTGCTATTTGAAATCCAGGACCTGTAACAAAAACATTTGAAAACCAATCATTTTCATCTTTAATATTAATTTTATTGAAATCTAGAAATAAAGCTCCTAAAAATGCTTCAAATAAGCAACCTAATTTTTTAAGGTTAGTTCTTGTTTTCTTTTCTTCGGCATTTGCTGATAAAATATACCATTTATTAAGACCCATTTCATAAGCCATTTTACCAATTGACTCATTTTTTACTAGAGCAATTTTCTTTTCGGTCATAAATCCTTCATTTTCTTTAGGAAATCTTCTATACAAATAATATTTAGTTATACATTCTAAGACACCATCTCCCAAAAATTCCAGACGTTCATTAGACTTTGTTCTTAGACGCATACAATTATCTGGTTGTTCAGTAATAATAACACCATTTTCTTCATTTTCTAACTTTGGTCTTTTACAATATGATTTATGCACGAATGCTCTTCTGTAAAGATTAATATTATGAACCTTATCTGGTACGCCATATTTCTTTAAAATATCGCATACCTCATCTTCAGTAATTTCAATGTTTCTTTCATTATATGGATTAAAAACAAGTTCTCCATCTTCTTTATTTATATCACCGTCTTGTGTAAGTTTAGACATTATAATCATTTATGAATTGGTATATTTAATATCTTTTGGTATAAGATTAATATAAGTTTTTAATATCATAATAATTTATAATGGTTTCTTTAAAAATCAAAAGAAAAAAGAAATACTCGCGAAGAACCAATAAAAATAGAAGAAACAATACAAAAAAGAAATACAGAAGAAAAAACAAAACAAGGAAAAACATATTTCGACGTGGTATGAAAGGCGGTGGTAAATTCGTTCATTCTACCGAATCGAAAGTTGGACAGGGCGCGCACTCTTATCATTTTGATGGCAAGGATGTATATACTCATCTCACTCCTGAGGTAGGTTCTAAAGTGCAACAGCTGCTCGGGTTGGGAAACAACGCCATAAACGAGACGGAAGTGGACGATAATAAATTGAGGAATGCCCTTGCTAAGGCGCAGAGTAATAATGATACAAATAATGATACAAATAATGATACAAATTATGAAGTCACTGTCATTGACCAAGGAGAAGAAAAATATAGCTTAAATGTTATTAATAAAAGCATAATGCACACCAACCAAGATTGGGAGCAATCAACAAAAAGGAGTGTTAAAAATAAAGGATTAACTTATTATGATACGAAAAATCCTACTGACGATGATGAAGCAATTATGAAAAATCCATATTTCCAAGACAAATCAATAGCTGTAATTATTGAAAATATAGGTGATGCTATCCATGACTTTTTAAATGAAGGTAATATTACATACGATTTTATATTAACTATTAGATTAATAGTTAAAAGTTATTGTCATTTATATGGTTATGTTAACGAAATTGATTTAGTTTGGAAGAATTTGGCTATAGCAGTTTTGTATAAAGAATTTCAAGGTGATAGGGGATTTGTTGAGGATGAAGTTATTATTAAGAAGTTAGAAGAGAAGTATAACCAAAATTATGAAAAACTAAAAGATAATGGTGTCACAAAAACAAATAAAAAAAGAATAGCAATATTGTTAGGAATGAACTCTAACTCTAAAATAACAGATATAAAAGCCAAAATAAAATCGTTATCAAAAGCGAGAAGTAATGAAAATTTATTTTTCATTGCGGTTATTTATGAACGTATGAGTAATAAATCTGGTTCAATTGGTAAATTTTTAGAAAATCAACTAAAACGATTTATATATGATGAATTATTACATAATTGTCTTTTAATAAATCCAACTGAAAAAAATGGAAAATTACAAGTGCAGGCGGTTTTAAAACATGATTATATAGACAATTTGGAATTTATAACCGCATATGAAACAGGGAGTGAAGATGGTGCTGGTGTATGGAGAAAATTCATGGGACTTGGTAATTTATCTTTACATGATAACAGACAACTTATTTTAAAAACAATAAAGTTCCCTATTATGGAAAAAACATCTGATTTTGATGAACCTACTTATAAAGATTTAGTACAACTTAATAATTGTAGAAGCCAAGGCTCTAATTGTGGTCAATACGGTTCAGATGGTCCGGCATTCATTGAAAAATTTCCAGAATATTCATTGTGGAGAATTACAACGCATAAAACTACTACACCAGAACAAAGAAGAAAGGCTATGATAATATATAGAAATATTTTTATGAAAAATTACGATGGTGAAGATACACGTTCACTACATTCAGTATATTTTCCCTTTCAAAAAATCTATAACACGACAGATGCGGGTAGTCCTTCTGGTTTAGAAGCATTACGTGATAGAGCAAGTAATGAATTATTTGGTCGCGAAGGATATGTAAATGAACGTGAAAGTGTTGCACAAAAATGTGATGAGGCAACGGCAAAAATAGGTATCGTGAGATATGATAATTTTCAAGGGGATAGAAGATTTCCAAAAGATTATAAAGTACAAGATGAGAAGAAAGTATCATATAATAAAGCTTTGGAGAGTGAACTGAATGTAAAGCATTTATTTGAAAATGATGATGACAAAAAATATTTAAAAGTAAATCAAAAAAGTAAAAGTGACAACAAAAGATTAGGAAAGTACATAGAAATTCTAAAAATGTGTAGTAAGTTATATAAATATTTATTAAATGATTTTAGGATAAAACACGGCGAAAGATACTTGGAAGGCGGAAAATTAAATGTGAAAGGCCTTATAAAAGCAAAATATAAATATTTAAAAGAATTTATTACAAGTGCCGAGACCCTACAACAAGCACATCAACAGCAACCGCAGCAACCGCAGCAACCGCAGCAACCGCAGCAACCGCAGCAACCGCAGCAACAAGCACAACAGCAGCAACAAGCACAACAGCAGCAACAGCAGCAACAGCAACAGCAGCAACAGCAACAGCAGCAACAGCAACAGCAGCAACAGGAACAGGAAGCACAAGAATTATATATAGCATTAAAACGTTTATTTAATATTACAAATAAATTTATTTCCGATAAAAAAAAGAAAATAAAAAAAAAAGAAGATGGAACTGTGATAAAAGAAGATGGAAATAAAGAACTGGAAGCTGGAATTACACCCGGTGCTTCTAATTGGGACCAAACAGCACCAGTAATCGCATTAGACAATCTAATTAGTTTTTATGATACTGAGCTAGGTGGGTTTTTAGCTAAGGGAATGGACGATTTTTTACATCCTTATTTAAAAGAGGGGGGTCCAACAACGGAAGTTAATAATGGTCCTAATGAGTATAAAACGATTCAGACTTCTCCTTTTTATGTTGGGCAAACTTGGGAAAGTCCCAAGAAGAACAATCTAGTATATGAAGATTTAAAACTTTTTCAGTGTTTAACCAAAAAATTTCCCAAAGGTATTGCTGTACCCAATTTTACTAAAAACTCTGGAAGGAATTCTAAAAAGAGACCACCAATAATAGCCACCAAACGTGCAGCAGCAAATATAAAACTTCAAATTTTGCGAGAATTTTTGGAAACAAACTATATACCAGAAGAAGAAGAAGAAGAAGAGGAAGAAGAAGAAGAAGAAGAGGAAGAAGAGGAAGAAGAAGAGGAAGAAGAAAAGGACGTAGAAATGGAAGAAGTGGAAGAAGATTCAGCAGCAGGATTACCCGAGTTGTCTGTTTTATTTAAACTGCTTTATAATTTATTTTGTTTTGATTTTGAAGCACCACAGTCTGATATTCCTGCATTTCTTGGATGGAGAACAACTGGATATTTGGACATGAGCCAACAATCTCACCAACGGAAGTTAAAAAACTCGAGCACTTTTGTTGAAAACGCAATTGATAAAACAATAGACATTATATATGAACTTAATAATGAATATGGAGAACAAACAATTACATATTATTATGATGATAAAAAGCTATCATTGTCGCAGAGTGTAATGTCTGCTACACAAGCTATGCGTGAAATGAGACAAATGATGATTTATTATTTAGCAAAACATACAACTGTTGGTATAAATCAGGGAGATTGGAATAAAATAAAGAAGGATAATTTTGATTTTTTAGTCATTTCGAATAGAAAAGCTATAGATTCGAAGGAAAATCAATTATTAGTAAATAATTTAACTGAAAGATTTATAATAGAAGACACAACAGCAGCCCCTTCCGCCACACCCCTTCCCGAACTGCTTAATTGTCCATTAATTTCTCAGAGAATAAAAGATTTGGTTGATGGAGCAATGACGGCAGGAATGAACCGATTTATTATGTCGGGGTTAATTTTAAATCATAAAACACAAGCAGATGAAATGCAAATACATTTTGAAAAAATGTCAAAAATGTTGTATTATGAAGATAATACTGATACTGGAAACCCAAATATTCATCACTTATATTCTTTTGATGGTTTCGCGATTATAAAATTACTTAGATTAGGTGCTGGAGGGTTATATCAAAAAACACGTGGTTGTTGTGTAGGTTTTCATAATAAAATAGGAGGGCAAGATTCATTCTTTAATAGATACATTAGCGATAATGTAGAAGTTCATAAAAATGACGATTTTATTTTATTAGATGTAGAGAATACTGTAAGTACATCATATGGCACACCTCCATCTACACCACTACCATCATCATCATCATCATCATCATCATCAACAGCATTAACATTAACAACTTCATCATCATCAACAGCATTAACATTACCAACTTCATCATCATCATCATCATCATCAACATCAAAACATATCACTCACACAGATATAATTAACATGAATAAATGGTTTGAAGAAAATTTAAAATTTCAATTTACTAGCATGGAAGCATTAGTTAAAAAAAGTATGTCTTCTATTGAAAAAGAACTCCGACAAGATTATAAAAGAGAAATTACCTCGTATAATAATGCTATTAACTGTATATATGATATATTCTCTCTCAGGAATAAAAATAATGGAGCTACCCCCCCCGATCGCGAGGCTCAACAGAAGGGACATTTTGAGACTTTGATTAAAAATCTAAAAGGAAAGGAGGAAGACATCATACCTAGCTTTTGTACAGCGATTAGAGATCAATATGAATTTGTTGATGATGTACAGAAAGAAAATATATATAATAATTTAGAATCACTGATAAACGTATTAGCACAAACATTAGATGAAATTCAGGAGGTCGATGACTGGGCGGCACAAAATGAAACTCAATTAATTATTATTAGTTTAGTAAAAAACTTGCTAGTTGGAGAAAATAATGCTGATGATGATGCTAATACTTTAAATTTAATATCTTGTGTAAAAGTATTATTGAAATTTATGGAAATAAATCTTACAAAAGATATTGATATTAATAATTCCGTACAAAGACAGATAGGAAATAACAGTCCTAAAACACCTGCAAAAACAAGCAGTAGCAAAAATTCAGCACAAAAGAAGGCAGGTGATGATATCAAATTCTATTTGTACCTTGATTATAGAATGTTTCAAATTAATAAAAAATTTAAAACAACGCTAATACAAATCAATACATTGGAAGATTTGTCGGACATATTAGATAATAGAATGAAAAATACAATTGCTGATATTAAATCTTCCGTTTCCAATATAGCAAAAGATGTTACAATCAGTTCAAGTATTCATTCACAAATGTTTCAGAAAGGTGTAAAGAAATTAATTCACTCAGTTCGAGAAAAAATAAAAGCTGAAGAAGAACCAGACGATGTTATTATGGCCCCAGTTGTTGATGCTGATGATGGTGATGTGGTGAAAAAAGTTGAGGAGATAGATTTACAAGAACAATTAGCACAACAAAAAGAAGCAAATATTGCTTTACAAGAACAATTAACACACCAACAACAAGTAAATGCTGATTTACAAGAACAACATCAACAAGCAAATACTGCTTTACAAGAACAACATCAACAAGCAAATACTGATTTACAAGAACAATTAAGACAACAACAACAAGTAAATGCTGATTTACAAGAACAACATCAACAAGCAAATACTGCTTTACAAGAACAACATCAACAAGTAAATACTGCTTTACAAGAACAATTAACACAACAACAACAAGCAATTGCTGCTTTACAAGATGAGCTTGCCACAGCGCTAAAAGATATAAACCAATATCAACGTGGGGCGAAAGAGAAGGAGACAACAACCGGGAAGCGGAAGGGGAGATAAGAATAAAAAAAAAATAATTTAAAAACTAATAACTATTTTTAACTTATAATGAAATTAAAAATAGATAACAGGGAGAAAAAGCTAATAAAGCTATTAGAAATATACAAAAAAGAATTTGGTTTAAAAAATATTGAATCAACTGTAGAGAAGTTAGATTTAGGTGATTTTATTATTTGTGACGATGATGGAAATGAAAAACTTATTATAGAAAGAAAATCATTAAATGATCTTGCTAGTTCTATTAAAGATGGGCGATATGTAGAACAGTCACATCGTTTAACTGGATATAATATGCATAATCATAATATTGTATATTTAATTGAAGGTGACTTATCTACGTGGGTAAATAAATATAAAGTTCAATCAAATACTTTATATACGGCACTTTTTAGTTTAAATTATTACAAGGGGTTTTCGGTAATAAGAACGATGGATATTAATGAGACGGCAGAATACATTTTACGAATGTGTGATAAGTTTCATCGGGAAAAGAAAAAGGTTTCATTTTATGAATCTGGAGAGAAAAATGGAAAAAAATACGTGGATGTTATAAAAAAGGAGAAAAAGAAAAACATAACTCCAGAAAATATTGGAGAAATTATATTAAGTCAAATACCAGGGGTAAGTTCTCACACATCAAAAGTGATTATGAAAAAATTTGGGTCATTATACGGATTACTATGCGAACTAGATACAAATCAAAAATGTTTAGACGCGGTTACATATGAAACAGACGGAGGACAAACACGTCGAATATCAAAAACAAGTATTAGAAATATAGTTCAATATTTATTATATCAAAAATCGAATATAATAGAAGTTGATACAAATAATTTATAAGTAATTAATATAATGAATATATTTAAGAATGAAATAATAAAAACTTTAGCTTATATAATTTCACTATGTTTATTTTTATATGTAGTATTTGGGTTAATGGCTATAAGTGGTAGAGGATTAGTAAAAGCAGCAGAAAATAATTATGAAATACAGGCTATTATTAGAGAAGAAGAAGAATAATATATATTTTATTTCATTAATATATATTATCATGTCTAATAATAATTATGATAGTGGAGATTTTCGCTTTACACCTCCTATAATTCCAAATACAAAATTAGCAGGTCAAAGAAATGTATTAACATATCAAAATGCCCCGCGAACAACAGAGACAGCACAAACGAATGGAGGACCAGCTGATAATGAATATAATAATTTATCATACAGGCGTTCATTAAATGGATTTACTTCAGGTCCCTATAGTGCCGATAAAATCAATCCTCTTGGATTTCCAATTACACAAAGAGCCGATGAAAATCCATATTTTTTATTTATGGGAAAATTTTCTTCAAATTCACAAGGAATACAAAATACGGATCCAGTACAAGTAGGACACGTAGATATATCAGGTATAACATTAAACCAACAACCGTCAAATATTTATAATATACCAGATATTCCAAAACCTTATACGTTAATTCAATCAACCAACACAAGTGGATTTTATCCAAACGATTATTATAAAGAAGGTTCTCTAAATTCAAATTTAAAGATTATATATGATGCTTCAAGTTGTCCAGTAAATTGGAGAATGTTTGGGCCAATTAGAGATAAAGTATTAGATATAATTGAAAATGGAATAACAGGTGGGGGTTCAGGTAGTGGAACATTGAATACTGGATTATATGATACATCAACAAATGGAAGTTTTAGTTTTGTTCAAAATCCGTCAAAACGTGATATTAGTGGAATTTATTTTGATACAAATAGTTTTGATATAAGTTTTAATCAAAATACAAGTCAAAATGCTTATGTAACCGTTAAAGGGGGTATAGGAACAGGGGTAGATTTATCATTCAATGAATTTTTTTTCAAACAACCCGGAATGCCCCTGGACTGTAGTTGTGTGTTTATTTCGGGTAGTCCAAACGATAAAATAAGGATTCGTTGGGACAAGCCATTTAATAGAAAAGCGGGAACATCATATAGTCAAAGTGGAAATAGATACTTTTATAAAGATGATATAACTCCGGTAGAGAACTGGCTTCCCAATTTTACAGAATTTGTATTGGATATATCAGGAGGACCAAACAACCGAAAATTCTGTAAAGATGCTAGTGATAATTTTATTCATACAGGTGGTGTATCACCAAATTCACAAGATGCTTTTGCTTTGCTAAGTTCTAATAATACAGAAATAAATATTGAAGCACAAACAAATCCAGGTACAGGACAAATAGTCGCCACAGGAACGGCTTATGGAACGTCAGGAATAATAACAAGAATTATAGATAATTTTGATCCTAATCATAATAATGTTAATGCGGGAGGAACCCCGAATCAGTCAAATAGCGATATTGAAATAGGTAATACATATGATATAGCAATTTATTATAGGAATGAAAGTAAGATTAATACACCTCCATCATTATCGAATACAGATATAAAATATAATAATCATAATGTTTGTTTATTTGAAAATATAATTTTTGGTATTCCAGGTTTTGTGGGGGTACCAAATAGCATAGTGTTTTGGAATAATGGTCCTATACAAGGAGGAGGTAGAATTTATTTGGGAGGAATAGGACCTATATATAAAGATGAAAAAAATAATCCACCAGGAGAAGGATTAAATCTACCTTGGAATAATACATCTATAATAAAAGTAGGTTATGATTGTAGTTTAAATATGGTTTCTAATATTGGTAATAAAGTTCAAGCAGGAGAAAGTGATGGGGCTGGAGGATTTTATGGAATTAATAATCAGGGTCTTAGTATGAATAATTTTGATGTAAGATATAATTTATTAGCAAATGGAATACCGGAAACTATGTTTAAAACAAAACAAAATTGGCCTAATGGTAGTGGAATAGGTGGTATAAATTCAAACTCAGGAGCAACTTCATTAAATGATGATTATATTAAACTAATTGATATTCAATCAGGAGTTCCATCTTCATCAGCCAGAGATCACCCTGAGTATAAATATACAATAACAGAATATAATGTTACAAATAATACAAAAGATAAAACAACGGGCCAGGTTGTGCCCGCAACTGACCCAAATCAACCAACGGAATTAATTATTCCAATAAATACTAGAGCTTATTGTAATACTACGAGCAGTACGGAATATAATGATATGATGGTGTCAAAAACTGAAACCCCTATAACATCCTCAAAAACATTTTTAGAATTATACAATAGATCGGGAGGTGTAGATACTCTTTTTACAAAACCGCCAGGTTGGGTGGGAAGTAATAATAATTACTTTAAGGCTCGGTCCAGACGGGGATTTGGTTCTGGAATTGCTAATGAAGTCTATAATGATGTAGTTTTTGTTGATAATAATATATCTTTGGCGGTTAAAAGTGATTCCAGAGTTTTTAGACAATTAGCAAATTATGGAGAACCATTAAACAATCCCACATCTCAAACACAAGATGGATTGGTTGAAAGTGAAGGTTATTTAGGTTTGTTATCTAGTTCAACAAGAAATTATTTATCAAAAGTTCAACTTTTGGGGGAAGTGGGTTCTAGTAGTTCTTGGAGTAAAGTTCCAGACTTAGATATTCTATACAATGGAGATCAAAATCCAGACGAAGTTGAAATACTAGGATATACTCCTAGTTTATCTACTCTTGTACAAAATAAAGTTCAAGGTAATGGGGGGCATGATTATAAGTATTCAGTATCAGCACCATTTGATATAGCACAAAATGATAGTGAAACAATATATTCTAATAAAAGAGGTTACTATATTGGAATAGATGTTTCTAATGTAGAAGTAGATTTAGATCCGTGGTCAACAGGTACACCATTTAAAGATGTGTCTCTATTAAGTGGTGTAAATAAATATAATCAATATAGAATTGGTTTAAAGCATAGTGCAGAAAAAAGACAAGCACCTGGAGTAACAATAGTTCCTGCAGATGAAGAAAGAATAAAAGAATTAATACTTAGATTAGCAAAGAAACCACAGAGTGATATTCTCATAGATAATACTTCAATAAAAGTTGATAATTATAAAAGCATAGGAATAACATTTACAAAATTTTTTGGCGTAAATAGATTACCAGCGTCAAATACAGGAGATGATCAGGTTTTAGGAACAGGTTTAGAATTAATAGTTGATTTTACGTTAGATAATATTGATGAAAATTGGATGCCTCATAGAGATTTTACTGGTGCTACGGACAATATTGCGGAAGTACATTTTGTCGTTGATCCAACAAATAATGCCGGTAAAATAGCTCAGAAAAATTTTACGTGGGATAATATATCTGGTAATAATAATAATCCAGTAGGAACTGGATCAGAGAATTTTAAAGCATTTATTGAAATTAACGAAGGAATAAGTTGTATTACAAATCAATCTTCAGGTACTGTAAAATATAGCAGAACAATTACAGAAGCTCCTTCAGCAAGAAATTTATTTGGACTTTATAATAACAATATTTATTATTCACATAATGTAACATTTAAGGGAGACCAATTAGAATTTACAGGTTCGGGTGCTACTGAGAACTATACAAATGCACAAGACTATGAATTACTTTCTTCTTCTTCTGGTACCGAAGATGGACAGGACAAATTCAAGTTTGACTCTGGAAAAGAATTATTTTGGGATTATACGTGGCCCATACTAACTTCTACTGTTCCGCGACCAACCACGATAACAGGTTGTGAATTATTAAATTTACCGGGTGCGTCGGTAACCTCAACTCCTTGGGGAGGTAATAATATAGAGTTACCAGAATTAGGAACAATAACAAATGCTGTTAGATATAATACAGCATATAACCATTCTATTTCATTACCAGACAATCAAAGTATGTGGTGCGATGGTTCATTTGTATCTTCAAACAACGCTAATAATAGTTCTAACCCATATATTAATTACAACACATATGCTTATCAAAGCGAAAATTATACAGGAAAGATTAATACTGGAGACGATGTAACAGGATTTACAATATTTCAAAATAATAGAGCATTTGGAACTGGAAATTATACTTCTACAAGTTTTACAAATGTAAAATGGATATTATTAAAAGTACAAAATGTTACTGGGAATGTAACAGTAGCAATAAAGGACGGAAATACTTTCTTAATATTGGGAACAGACTATTTGTTATTTTACTGTGAATATAATGCTACAAAGCCATATAATGTTGGAGGAACACCATCATGTGCTTATACAGGATGGTTAAATGCTTTAGTTAGTGTAAGTTCTACTAATTTTTCAAGTATAAAAAATATTGATCAGAGCGGAGGAAGCAATACTGGTTGTTTTGCTACATCTGGAACATCAACAATACCCGTTTTAAATGATTTTAACACAAGTAATGATGCATCATCTCAAAAAGCAAAATATGTATTAATAGGTATGAAACCCAATACGAAAATATCTAGTATTGATATTAACTAATACAATTATATAATTATTTTTATTTAGAATAATTATATATAATGTCGGGAAACTTATTAAATAATGATAATAAAACAAATTATTTATTCAAAAAGGAAAATTATAAAGCACAGACTAGATTGGATGGGTTTTCAAATAATTTATTATCAAAAACATTTAAACAAGAAGGATATCAAGGAAAAGTTACGGTTTTACAAGAAAGTATATTTTCATTGGATATATCCAAAAATATACAATCAAATTTAGAAATTAGTAAATTATATAACGGTCCAGTATTATCTTTGGATAGTTCAGTCCCTATTGTTAATGAATCAACATGGAATACTAATACAGGTAGTACAGCAGCTGATCAAACAATTCAAAGTTATAATTTAGGGGTTTCTAATCCAGATTTGAGCTATTATACTTTTTATAAAAGGGTATATTTAGAACCAGTAGAAATATCAAATCCATCATTTTGGTGGATAAGGGAAGATCCCAATAATTTACCTTCTCCAAATAACAATTTATTAACCAAAATGATTCCAGGTGCTTTAAATAGTTTGGGAGATATGTTTGAACCAATAGTAGAATTTTATGATACAAGTGTTGGAGCTAGTGGAGGATGGAAAAATAATGAAAAGGCTGCTACATTTAACCCAACATCTGTAAATTGGAGTATTGATTATGCTACGGGTATATTAACATTAAATGTGGATGAAAGTCATTTAGATTCTACAAACTATACACTAGATGCGAGTATATCAGGTTCTTTAATTGAGAAAGTAAGACCTAGAATAAGTTTTTTTAGATATACAGGACCTTTAGGAAGTGGTTCTGGTGGCGGTACTGGAGGTGGTGGTACTGGTGGTGGTGGAATTACGGATGCTTCATATAATGAACTTAAAGATGATATAGCTGATGTGGAGGAAAAATTAGAAGAATATTTATTTAATCTGCCTGAAACGGTTACTGATTTTAGTTATAACGAAGTAACAGATGTTGCTGGTATTCCACATGCAATTTTAACATGGAGTAATCCTTTGCAAAAATGTAGCGCGTTTGATTTTTATCAAATTGATGAATTAGGTATAGGAATTAGAGATCAAACGTATAAACCTAATAATTCTAATGGAATATCAAATAATGATACAGGAATTTGGGATACAATAAAAAGAAGTATGAATAAATTACCTTTTCACGAAAGAATTCATCTTCAATATCAACAATATGATCCAAATCTTAATTTTTCTATTACATCTGTAGACATTAATAATAATCCTATTTGGAAGGATTTAGGTAAAGCACAAGTTGTAGGTTCTAATGGTATTTTATCAGCAACAAATAATTCAGGAAAAACTCTTTATCCAATATTTAAAGATATAACAAGAGCAGATATATTTACAGATGGGACAGTATCACAACCTAATTTAACTAATGGATTTACGTATCAGGATATACAAAATGCGAGTAAACCATCATATTTATCAAAATCTAAAAAAACATATACGAATCAAAATACATTAGATAGTTCAAAAGTATATAAATTTCGTATAGCATTAGATAATAAAGCTTGTATAGGTGGTAACAGTGATAATAACGCTGATAATAATGATCGTGATATAAGTAACAATTTAAATTGGGCGACGATTCCATCTAGTGGATATATAGAATTGGGTTCATATGGACCTGCTCCATCTCCTAGTAATATTCAATTTGTAACTGGAGAAAAGGCGTTTGATAATTCAGGAAACTCTCCTTTTACTGGGTCTATAACTGGAAGTGCTGGTCCATCTAGTAGTTCTACCGGTCCAGTAATGGACATTAGTTTTAATACGGCTTTTGGTCCTTCTGCTCCATTAACAGTTTACTATGGATTTAGAATAAAAGGTTCTCAATTATCTAATAGTAAGCAAATGGGTGCTAGTAAAACTAGCAACTTAGGTTTACAATATGCTAATGAAAATAGTTTTGCGTATAGCGATTTAAGTTACAATACTCCTGGATATAATATTAGTAATTCAGATGGTACAAAATCAGCAACATTTATTGTAGATTGTGATATTAATAATGTTAATGGTTGGGAACCCAGTACAACATCTAATTTTTCTACAAATTTTCCCCATGGAATAGCTTTACCAGAACATACATATGATATTAGTAGCGTTTATATGATGAATGATAAAAAAGATTATTTACCGGGTGTGAAATCATTTACAAATAATAGTGTTTATGGTGGAAATTTTCCTAGTAAAAGCACTTTTGCTAGTCCTGAGCAAACATCTTCTGCTGTTTTTGGAGTAAATAATTATATGAATCCATTGGAAAATGAAGTTATAGACTCAAGTGCGATTAGTGCAACTCCAGGATTTAAAATAACTTTAAACACACCACCTACAAATTATTACTCGTCTTCAGATCAACTTAAAAAAGTAAGAACAAAAAATCATGATGAACGATATGCTATATTTTTAGAAAATAATTCCACACTTGATTTAGGATTTAATCCAGGAGATTTTTTATCAGCAACGTCAGGTGATTTTACGAATGTTAATTTTGTAACTTGTCCTCAAAAAACGGCAACAACGGTAATAGTTGGTGAAGATATTTCATCCAATACAATCGCAACCTATGATATGACTTTTCATTATTATAACGGTAATCCGGTAACTGATAATACCAGTGTATCAATTGATGGATACGATAAGAGTCAAAGTTCATTCCCATATACATCTACAAATCAAAATACAAATAGTAATATAGTAACTACAGTATCAATACAAAATGATGACCCTACTGAAACTGTTCCTGTAAGTGGAAGAAGTAGAGTCCAAGAGCAATTTGGTGGTTATTATAATATTCAAAAGGTAATGTCTCAAACAGGAATTACTGGTATTACTTTAAATGATATATTTGATGTGGCTAAACAACCAACTAATAAATATAAACCTTATTCATTTAAATTAGAACAAACACTAGATTTATCCGGTGGCACTGTTAGATATAAAATAATAAAATTTTTATTAGCAGAAGCTCCAAATTTTGATATAACAGTTCCAGTATCTTCAACAACCAAATTGGAAGTTCCTTCAAATGGTATATTAACCGGAACAAAGCTATTTGGTGTTTCTATGCCTAGTAGCGCATTACAATTTAATATTAATAATTTTACAGTTAATAATATAAATGAGGATTGGATATGGCCCGAACCAGAGAATTTATTTAATTTGGAATTAATATATAGATATAATAGAACAAATACTACACAAAATGTAACGTTGGATACACAAGAGAAAGATTGGAATAATTCTGTTACTACTCAACAAACTGAAAGCTGGACGATTTCAGAAGTTTTAAATAGTCCTTCTTCTTTAGTAGATACACATAAATATTCTAGAAAAGGCGTTGAAGATGGAACGCCGGGTACAAACGCTCAGTTCGAAATAAAAATAAGGTGTAAAAATAATATATATTCAATCGCAGATCCTAGTTTTCCACAACATTTTGATGTATTATATTTATCAAATGATTCAACTTCATGGGACTGGGACATCTCGAGTACTCTACCGGTAAATAGCATACTATGGTGGGATTACACATATAGATCAACGTCAATATCAAATGGCGATTTACCATCAAATTTTATTACTATTACAAATCTACGTCCAGGATCAAAGAGTGTATTAGCAACATTACAATTACAGAATACAAGTGTAAGTGCTAATTATAATAATCCGGTTGGGGCATTACCTTCAACCGGTAGTTATTATTTATTAGGAGGCCCCACAACTCAATCCACAGTAGTAACTACAAATCATGAATGGTATGATACAGAATACGATCATAGTTCTTTAACAACGAATGATAATCAACTTTTATGGTCTAATGAGTCTTTTAAGTGTGGTAGTGTTGCTCCTGTAGGCACATTAACTAAAGATACAAATATACTTAATCCTTATATTGACTATTCTAGTATTTATTTTGTGAATACTGGAAATCAACCAGACCATTCTGGTAAATTAAACGTGGGTGAAAATTGGGACTACACGTTAAAAAGTGGTGAGAACTTAATTTTTCCACCACAACAACCACAACAAGTTAGATATCAAGGAACTTATAAATGGGTTTTAATTAAATTATCTTGGGATAGTAGTGGTACTTACGACTCTACCGACAATCCGTGGTCTGGTTTAAATGGAGATTCTCAATTAGAGATATATGTATATGAAAAGGATTCAAATGGTAATATTAATAAACTAGCACTGGGCAACGATTATTTAATGTGGATTTGCGCAGTGGGAGGTGGAATAAGTTCTAGTTTAATTCAATTTAAAGACAATACTCAACCAACACGTGTAACTAGAAATCGCTGTGGATGGTTAGACTGCCAGAGAAAGGCACCGACAACAAAGAATTATATTGACGGGGAAGGTTGTAGAGACGCTAACGCTATTCAAGGTGTATACAAATTTGGAATACCAACAATTACAAATAATGCTAGTGCTAATAGAGTTACTGATATATTTATTAGAGTTGGTATTCCTAATAATACCACTACATTAACAAGTGGTAATACCTTTTATGATGGCAAAAATATAAATAATATTAGTGTTAAATTAAATGCATAATTTAGAAGTATATTATATTAATAAAAAATGATTATATATAATATATGTCTGGACCGATAGAAGTAGATGACGAAGATAAAGTTCGTTTTTTATGGAAACAATCAAGAGGTGTTGTAGATATTCATAAAGAAAATTTATATAATAACTCATCTGAGAGACCTTTTGTAAAACAAACATTAAATAAAGAAATTTTTAGTGACGAAGTTCCGGATAGTTTGGGCGTCGTTCCACCACTATGGAGTGGTGCTGCTAATTTAGGACAACCAGATTATAGTGTAGAAAATTTAGATGCTTCATTTAATTCTATATATTATAATACAGGTAATGCAACTTATGCACCTGGAACAACACATAATTTATCTGTTATAGGTTATCCTCAATTAACCTATTATCACCAATGGACTTTTGAAGAATTTGGAACTGCTAATTTGTTAACAAGACCAAATAATAGTGTAGTGGGAACTTCATGGTATATACCAGATCCAACAGATAATGAAAAATCATTAGCTAGAAACACTATAGCATTTAATAAAGGGGGAAGAGGTGATTATCAACAAAAATTTTACATAGAAAACTCCCAACCAGTTCCAAATAATCTCACAGATGTGCAAGAATTACAAACCCCATATAAATTTGTATTCGACAATCAAAGTGGTTTTATATTAATCTACGCTAATGATGCTATTGATCCATCTTGGATTTTAAGTTCTACAAAAACTCCAACAGAAGGACCATTGGTTGGGTCATTTATCCGTTATACAGGTACAAAGGGTGCCTCTGGCGGGGGTGGTGGTGGTGGTAGTTCAGTTGGAAATATTAACTTAATGCAAGTATTAGAATTAGAAAATGAAAATTTACGATACCATCCGCCATTTGAAGATGTTGGTTTGGGACAGATAATAGCAGGTAAAGGAATGTATTATATGCCGATAGCTAATTATGTTATAGCTAGTGTGGATAAATCTTCTTCTTTAGCTATGGGACATTTTACGGTAAAAATACAAGGACCAAATTATGATTTAGTTTTTCAATTTATGGCTTCAGTAATAAACGGTAAAAATCCAACTATAAAAGTAATAAGTTCCAATTTGGATTCTCAAATACATGGATGGGGTAATCTAATAATGTATGCAGATGATGATAATGATAAATGGCGCATATGTTTAGGTTTTGATGAGACGGAAATAATTCCTGTTGGGACTCCAGTTGCGCCATGGGTGAATATAAATCCACCCCAGAACCCACCGCCTTCGTGGTGGAATAATGGAGAAATCCAACAATCAATTGATTATATAAGAATAACATTGGTTAATAATAATGCGAACCAAAATGATTTAACTATAAATCCAATAGCCGAAGGAAATTGGGAATTATCTAGCGATACAGAATTTAAAGATATAACTTTGGCCCCTATTCATTCTTTAACAGGACTTTGGGGCGGACAACCATTAAATCTCGGGGCATCAAGAAACTATACCGATAGATATAAAGTAATATCCAAACTAGCATTATCAAATATAGACCCTATTGGAAATATTGCTTCTGATACAGCCGTAAATGTATTTTATAAAGATATAGCATTGGCTAGTGATACAAAAATAGGTTGTTGGAAATTTGATACTAACTTAACAAACGCAAATATGATTGCTAACAATTCTGGACAAGGTAGTGGGTTTTGGGAAAATATAAGAACATATGAAAGTAAATATAATAAAGGAAATTTAACTATTGAAGGAGAAAAAATAAATATGGATTCAAAATTATTAAATATTATTGGAGAAGCAAACGTAGAAGGCAAACTTGTTATTAACGGAGAAGTAGAACACAAAACCAGCACTGTTATTAAAGAAGTTAATTATGATAATAATAACTTTAACACTCGTACACCAGATCCAGGAACAGTTGGAAAATGGCAGACAATCGCTAGAACACAAACATTTTTAGACGTGCATCTGAGAAGAGCAAGTGCTATTTTTGAAGTATTTGATAAATCAAATACTATAGATAATACAACAGGGACTGGTGGTGTAAAAGACCCGGGTTATATAGATGATTATATATTATTTTCTGTTAACTGGCAATATGATACATACATTGGTCAAACCGGATTTCATAATATTGACGCAAATACAGGAATGATTGCTCCTCCTAGATGCACTATAAATGTTATAAATTCTAGGTGCGGGACAAATTTTGCTACAACTGGAAATATGGGTTATATTAGTTCATTAAGAGTTGAAACTAATTTTATAAGGGATACAAATGGTAATCATCAAGCAGTAGCACAAATTCAAATTAAAAGGCATTCTAGTGGTACTAATACTGGAGCTCAATTAGCACAAGGAGTAACAGATGTAAAAGTAAGAATATTAAACGATAACATAGGAATAAATGATAATACATTAAATTGGAACTTAGTATCAAATGACTTCTTTTTTACGGTGCCTAGTTCTCAGAATGGTAGTCATATATTAGAATTTCCTTTATGTAAATATGATACTAATACAGGCACTTTAACAGATAACAATAGAACAGGTGTAGTTTCATCATCAATAGTCAATGGCGATTTACAATCCACTTATTTTGAAAAACTTAAAACAGATTATTTGCGTACACATTCCTTAGATTTAGGGGGTGATTTAAATATGAATGATGGAAATATTATAAATGTCTCAAAAATAAGCAAAGATACTTCTAGTGATAAACCAAGAATTGAATTTGATGGTGATAAAGTTAAAATTAATTTGGATGATTCACAAGTTTTTTCACAATTGGAAATAGGTAATACAGATAGTAATAATACAATAAAGATAAAATGTGGGTCTGCGTATGGAACGAATTCGAGTCGATTGGATATGAATGAGTTTGATATTGAAAATACAGGTAAAATAACTAATTTTAATGCTACTGGATCATTACAAAATAGAGCTTACGTTCAAGAAATAGAATATAATTTAGCTGATCTACTTCCTGCGAATAACGCTTGGATTTCTATAGCAAAATTGGGAAAATTTAATCAATTAAATCCACCTGTTATTACTGAAACAAATATGAGAGGAGATGCGTTAGTAGAGTTAGAAAATAGATCAGGTAATTATCATCATATAGTTAAATTTCGTATACAATATACTTATGGAAATCCAAATATAAGAGTTATTAGTAATAATTTTATGAGTGGATCTTCAGGAAACCCTAAATTTAAACAATTAAGATTAGCATTCAGAAATGCTTGGCCTGGTATATATACGGGATGTGTATTACAATTTAAATTAGATTCGAGTACAAATATTTCAGTTCCCGGAAAAGTCCATATGAAAATATGGCAAAACTGTCCCGAAGGTTCTCTGTCTGGTGGTTGGAAGTTTGATACTAGACTATTTTCAAATGATGGTTTTGGCAGGCCTTTAATTTATGTTCCAGATAATTTACACGGCCAAACTAACTCTAGTGACCCTCCTCCTTATTTTAACACAACTTATCCCAATGAAATTTCGGTAAGTTTAGAAACAAGTGGAGAGCTACAACAAACTAATAAATTAGTAATTAAAAACGATTTTTCAGTAACGGGTAATATTACAGATGTAAATATTATAGACGGTAATACAGCGAGTAATGGTATTTTAACAATACGTTCTAATAATAATGGATTACAGACTTCTTCTGGCTATATAAATATTGATTCTCCATATAGAATGCCAAATAGTTCAGCAGCTCTTTGTAATCAATCATTGGTTAATGCTGATCCTGCTACTTTTACTTACAGCAATGATACTAATACGATATTATACAAACCGGATAATAACTCTCATCCAGAAGTAAATAATAATTTGCTTTTATCAAACACATCAACTATACAATTATGGGATTGGGCAACTGATTATAATGGGACGACGTGGTCACCGTCTTATATTAGCCGGGGAACTTTCAGTCCTTGGAGCCATGGTCTATCATCGAATACATCCATTGCACCTTTATTATATGATGAATTTAAACCTCTGCATGATGGATTTTTAACTGGAGTAACTTTTAGAACTGCTTATGGGTCACCATCGAATACTAATTTTGTAGAAATTAAAAGATCATACGGTTTTGGTATGCCGAATACCGCCTCAAGTACATTTGAATTAATTTGTGTTGTTACCAGTAGTAGTTCCCCAAATACAACTACAACGACAAAAATAGGAAATTTATTAGTTGGACCAGGACCAGGAGGGACGTTGGGGACAGTAACAAATGTTTCTAATGGACCATATAATTTTACTATTAATCCTAGAACAACATTGATAAAATTTAATAAACTTGATGATATAAATTTTAAATTAAGATGGGTAAGTAAAAGTATGTTTTCCGACAACGTAAAAGTAGTGGTGAATAACGTGGTCTCGTCGTCAAATCCTGGAGTTACTGTTGCAGGAATTATTGCTTATTTTAAATATTATGTTGATTCATAAATTTTTCATTACAAATTCATATATTGAAAAGTTAATTGAATTAACTAATATTGCCCTCGAAGCACAAATAGAATATCCTTTATACAACGAACCTTGTCTTAAAGCTTGCGATATACTTATATTTTGTGCTATTTGTCTAGACATAATAACATCCAACGGATATGAAAAGGTCCAATTAGCTAATCCTGAAAACCCCCCAGATAAAAATGTATTATATCCTTTATCTCTGGCCCAATGATAACTTCCAAAATATATACTCATAGCAGTGGTTTCTCTTAATAAAGTGGAAAATAATCCACGCCCTTTTAATAATTTTTTTATAGATGTTTTTTGATTTGTTTGTTTATGAATTTTATAATGATTAAATCCATAAACAGTTGGAAAGGCAAATAATCCTGATAAAAATCCACTAGCAAAATAAGAATGGGTGTATTTTTGTAATCTTTCATTAATAGGAAAGACAGTAACATTATTTACTACTGAATTTGATAATGGAAATTTCCAACCCTTATAATATTGTCTAAGTTTTAATCCATTCCACTTTTTTTTATTTTGAATTAATACTAGTGCGGTGTCAAAAGGATGACCAATAGCGATTTGTCCTAGCCCAACACAAGTAGAAGCAATAATATCTTTCATAATTTACATTAAAAGGATATTATTTAAATAATTTATAATACTTTTCTAGTGCGTCCTTCAAACTCACCGTTTTTAATAGCTTTTTTAACACAATTTCCACCACACCAATCAGAGTCCATTGGACTGAGACTTCCTTCGTTTCTTTTTAAAGTAACATTATCTAGTGGTGTTTTTACACCAATATTTTGATTTTCCCCGTCAAACCCTGAATAATTATTTTGATTAAATGGTGGGTCATCTCTATTTGAATCTCTTAAAAGTTGTGTAGGTGCTTTTCTCATATAAGGATCACTTTTAAGTCCAGGTTTGGGGTTAAGTGGATCATTAGACATGCGATATCCTAAATCACCTTGGGTATTATAACTTTGTTCATAAAATAATATAGGACATTTTAAGCCTACTTTTTGGGACCATTTAACATATTCTGCGTATTCTTCTAAATTATTAAATTCAATTGGATTAACACCTGGTATCATTGCCTTTTTAGAATTTACCAAATGTAATTTTTTTCCTTTTTTAATTAATAAATTTGGACAGTCATTGGAGGATGAAATACCAAAGCCTTCGACTAAATCACTTGATTTATAATTTGAACAAAATAATAAACCTATAAAAAATGCGATTGTAATTATAATTAATTTTGAATTCATTATATATATATTTGAATAAATAAATTTCTCTCCAATTTATATATAAAATGAAATTTATGGAAGTAAATGAAAGAAATTTAAGTGAATTTAATCAATCCGTAATGAAAGGAGGTGCTGTAGTTAAATATTGGGCCGACTGGTGTGGTCATTGCAAAGACCTGAATCCAAAATGGGATATAATGACAAATCATCTAAAATCAGCACCGGGTTCTGGTTTAGTAGCAAGTGTTCCCGAGGCTATGATGAGTAAGGTAAATTGTGATAGTGATATAAAGGGATATCCTACTATACGTTATCTTGTAGGGGGAAGAAAACGCAAAGATTATAGTGGTCCGAGAGAAGTGGAAAATTTAGAACATTTTGTAAAATCTACACTAGGGAGTGGTGGTAAAACGAAAAAGAAGAAGAAAAGAAAAAAGAAAAAATCAAAAAATAAAAAACAGAAAAGAAATAAAACAAAAAGGAAAAAAAACGA